TATAAGCTCGAGGCTGAGCCGTTCCTCGACGAAGCTATCCACGTCCCGTTCCACGGATTCGTAGAAGTCGTTCGCATCCTGGGCGAGGACCTGGTCGATCGCGTGGTACACCGCGTGCGCGGCCGGGTACTTCACGAAGCTCACTCCCGCGAACAGGACTGCGGCCACCAAGCGGGCGGCCTCAGGGTCGAGCGTGAGCACAACCTCGCGCACGACCGGCTGGGGGATCTCTCTGACCTCTGCTTTAACTGACGGCACTGGATTCTCCTGGGGGAAGTCTTCGATGGAAGGAAGCGGGATTCGGGTCACGCAGCTGCACGACGAGCTCAGCGCCGTCGGCCAGCAGGGCCTGGGTGAGGCGCAGGACGTACTCGTCCGTGGCGCCAGCGACGATGAGACAGATCCCCAGCGAGCCCTTCACGGGCCACTGCACGCTGCCGGGATCCATGTCGATCGGCGCGATCAAGTAGTGCTGCGGGAGAAGGTTCGCGCGCTCACGAAATTTAGTGATGCCCACGCGCGTCCCGCAGATGATCATTGCGGGGCCCTCGTTGCATAAAAAAGCCCGCGAGCCGGGCAAATACCGGCGGTCGCGGGCGGAAGTTGAGGCAACCATATCCATGCAGCGCTAGTAACCTACTACTAACTCGCACGGCTGTGTTGTTGCTAGCGCGGACCTAGGTCACAGTTCTATAATCCCGGCATGGCCACATTCCAATCTAAGGTCATCCACGGACCCAAGACCAAGAGGCGCTGGGGTAAGAAGCGCTACCGCCCCGTGAAGAAGGGGTTCAGAGATCCGCCGAAGAAGAAGTAGGTGTCCCCGTTTCTGGTGGCGACGGGGCCAGGCGCCGACCCCCTCTGATGTCCCAGCATCGGGGCCTTTGGATGGCTGACGCGGCAGGGATCGAACCTGCGACGACCGGCTTAACAGGCCGGCGCTCTGCCTCTGAGCTACACGTCAATCTGGTAGCGGGGGCAGGACTTGCACCTGCGACGGCATGGTTATGAGCCACGTGCTCTACTACCTGAGCTACCCCGCCATTGTCTCACTAATGCATCAATCGGATTGTCTCGCCGGTGCATCAGTCCCGGCCTCTGGCCCCCAATATAGAGAGCTGGTGAACCAACCCATCTCGCTGTCCTGTGGTGAATCACCGGGCGGTCGAATAGCCTTGGTGCCATTCGGCCGCCCTGGGTGTGTGTCCTGCGGAGCCACCACCTGGTCCTAGCTACTTATCGCGGGTCTGTCCCCACGCCCTACGTTTCGCGACTTCTAGGTCAGCGTATCGCGCCCGGTGATGTAAGCGCCCCTGGTACCGGGAGTGACGCTGCAGGCCAGCGGTGTCGTGTTATCGGCCCCTGCAGCGTGGTAGCACCCGTATGGGCCCCTACCGCAGACATAGCATAGCAGCCTGCTACTGATCCGTGTTGCTGGACCCCACTGGGGTGAGACTTGGCCGACTCTGGCTACAGTGTTATCTGACTTGCCCTGACCAGTAGTTTGTGACTAGACTCCCTGTATACGACCATATAGCGACTTAACAATAATTCCATCGAAGCCGAAGCAGAAGGACGACGACCATGGGCAGCCCGATCCACAACGAGAGAATCCGCAAGACTCTCGCGAAGAACGTAAAAGCTTTCCTCGTGATGCTCGAGATCAGCGAGAACGCGCTAGCCAACAAGTGCAAGGTGAGCCAGAAGCAGGTGAACAACATCACGAACGCGCGCACCGGATGCGGCGTGGACGTGATCGTGGAGATGGCCACGGTGTTCGGCTGCGAGCCCTGGCAGCTGCTGCTCGAGGACCTACCGCAGGTCGTGACGCACCACACTCGGCTGGCGCGGCTAGTAGCTCGCTACGTACAAGCCAGCGAGTCCGACCAGGACCTCATCGAGCACGTGGCGCAGAAGACCGCGCCCGCTAAGGCTCGTGCCGCTTCTTGAGGTTCTTCTTGCGTTTGATCACGCCGGTCGCGTCAGGGTCGGCCGGCTCCCCCTCCTCATCGATCTCTATGCGGCGGTGAGCGCCTGTGGCTGTGTGCGAGCGCTTGTAGCGCTCCCGTAGTGCCAGGCGCTCAAGCGCCGCCTTCCGCTTCTCGTCCTTGGCGGTCATGGTGCGTTCCTAATGCTAGGGATCTCTGCACTCTATCCGCCATCGGATGCATCCGCAACGGGATCAGCATCCCTCTTTTGGCACGTTCCCGGTTACGCTCGATTTAGAATGAGAACAAATAAGACGCCAGCGGTCGCCCCCGACCGCCTGACTATGCTGCGCACGATCGCCGCCACCATGAGCGCCGCGCTCTCGAGCCGACACGTGAAGGTGAGGTCGCCCTCCTCTCGCCCGCTCATGCTTCTCATCCACGTCGCACTAAAGGAGGCGGCGGGCGGGGCGCCAGAAGTATCTATAAAAGACCTGCGGCGTGATCTTAAGATTTCTCAAGCGAGCACATCCAGGACCGTGGCAGCACACCTGCGCTCCGGTGCGCTCGAATGCGTGCAGACCGACGACTCGCGCAAGACCTGCGTGAGGCTCACGCGCAGCGGGAATGCCTTTATTGATGAAGTGCTGGGGGCAATGCAGCGCGCGGCCATAGCCGAGGCGCCACGCCAAAAAGTGTGACGCGATCGTTGGATCCTTCGACTTCCGTCCAAGAAATACTTCGTGGCTCTTTGTAATAATCTTGACCTGAGCTAGGAACCTGCTACTTTATGTCTGTCTCCGGGCACTGACAGGCCCGGCGTAACCCAGAGAGCACAATGCACATCGACACGGTTCACCAGCACACACGGACCATGGTCAAAATAACTACCTGCTCTGCAGTGGAGCGCGCGCTTTCCGACGAGGACTGGAAGCGCGTCGCCTTCAACCAGCACAGGCTCCTTTGGAGAGACGATGCATCCGGCACCGCGGTCCTCCCGCGTCGCCTCACCGGCGTCCTGCCGGCCGAGGGCTCTCGAGTAGAGAGACCGGAACCCGATCACATTATCGTGATCATCCCCATTGACTTCTGAGATCGCGTTTATTAATGGTGGCGTCAGTAGTAGCGAACTACTGACGTCGCTTTAACTTCAACTAGTATCGAGGTACTAAGATGGCAACGAAGAAATTCCCCACCAAGGCCGCCTTCAAGGCCTGGCTCCTTCGCCAGCGCACGTTCGGCGTCTTCCAGACTGGCGGCAGCTGCAAATCGAACCCGACGCCCTGCCCCATCGAGGCCTACACGGGCCTCCCCACCGGGGCCGCATTATCCGGCGGCCGCCCCATGCCGCTCTGGGCGCGCGCCTTTGTCTCAGCATTCGACAGCCTCATCCCCGAATGGGCGGGGCCCGTCGAATCCAAGAGCGTGCGCGCCGCGATCCGCTCCGGCCAGCTGCTGGCCTGATCCCATGATGACGACCCATCCAAGCCACACGCTGATACGAGTGAGCACTGACTCCCTCGACGACGTGAAAGCGGCGCTCGCGCTCATCGGAATGACCCTGAGGAAATCCGAGGTGCTCAAGCGCTACGACGCGGTGCACATACCCGAGCACCTGCAGCGACAAGACGGGAAATCAATGTCGCAACTCGAGGAGATGAAGACGGTATGAAAGCGAAATCAACAGCGACCGGCACGTTCACGCCGGTCCCGGTGGGCGCACACATTGGCGTGTGCACCGGACTCTATGACATCGGCACCCAGGGCGGCGGGAAGTTCGAGCCCAAGCCCCAGCTGATCGTCACGTGGTCCCTGCCGAGTCAGCTGAACGACGCGGGTGAACCAATGCGCATCAGCTCGACCTACACGAGCTCGATGAACAAGAAGGCGAACCTGCGCAAGGTGATCGAGTCGTGGTTCGGAAAGAGCTTCCCGACAGAGGACGTGGCGAAGGACTTCGACTTCAAGGCGCTCCTGGGGCGGTCTTGCATCGTGAACGTGATCCACAAGGAGAGCGGCGAGAAGACCTACGCGAACGTGAGCGGGGTGATGCCGATCCCGAAGGGGATGCAGGCGCCCGCCGCTCCTGCCTCCACGCAGTTCTACTCACCGGAGGACCAGGCGCCGGATGAACTGAGCGTGGCGTACGCCAACCTGCCGGAGTGGATCCGCAAGAAGGTGGACACGCAGCTGCCGGCTGATGGCGGGACGCCCGACATCGGTGACACGGACGCGGGCGGGGACGACATCCCGTTTTAACCTGAGCTAGTAGCAAGAGACTAAGCCCCTGGGGAATCCGCCCCAGGGGCCCTGAGGAGAGGAACGAAGTGAGCACCACAGCACTACTGAATTACTCCGAGGCGATGAGCCGCGAGCGCTTCAAGCAAGAGGCCGCGCTCATCGTGTTGGACCGCGTGATGGAGGCCGTGGGGAGCCAGTTCGCCACGCGCGCCAAGACCCTCAAGACCGACACGATCAACAAGGCCCTCGGCCAGTTCGAGGAGCAGCGGGCGCGCGTGATCGGCGCCGTGGCGGAGGCCATCGCGGAGGGCGTGGCGATCGCGATGGGCCCCGAGCTGATCCCGCAGGTGGACCTGTGAGCGCCGTGTATCTGGATGGGCGCCCCGACCTCGAGCCGAGCCTGCAGTGGCGCGTGACGCGGTTCTGGGCGCACGTGGTCACGCAGGGATCCGACCAGTGTTGGGTGTGGGTGGGTGTGATCAACGGCACCGGCCGCGGTCAGTTCCCTTGGATTAACAAACACCGCAGCACGACCGCTCCGCGCGCCGCGTACCAGCTCTTCGTTGGCCCCGTGAGGGAAGACCAGGTGGTCTGCCACGAGTGCGACAACCCGATCTGCGTGAACCCGCGCCATCTCTTCCTGGGCACCGGCAAGGACAACATGCAGGACATGATCTCAAAGGGCCGCGCCTGGTTCCAGCGGAGGGCCGCATGAGCTGGTCGGCGAAGGAAATCATCGAGAACTGCATCGAATCTAACAAGATGGAGCAGAAGGCATTTCAGAGGGACATCGAAAGCCTTCTGAAGCGAGTCGTGGACCTGAGCCTGAGATCCGCCAGGCTGCAGCTCGACATCGATCAGCTTGAGCGCGACGTGAGGAAGCTCTAATGGCCACCCCACGCGCCGGCTACCGCACCAAGGACGGCACCAAGGTCCCGTCCGTCACCACCGTGCTGAGTCGCTTCAAGGACTCCGGCGGGCTCATCAAATGGGCCTACCGCGAGGGCCGCAAGCATGAGGGGATGCAGCGCCAGGGCCTCGAGGCGCCCGAGCATCTCTACGACAAGACAGCGACGTCGACGCAGGCCGCGTGGGCCGGCACGATCGCCCACGACTTCATCGAGTCCTACATCCTCGACGGCGCCGCCGAGGGTGACCGCTTCGCGCGCGCGAAGGCGCAGTACGCCGAGGAGGACGCCGACGTGAAGAGGCGCGCGTGGAACGCGTACCAGCAGTTCCTGAAGTGGTTCGCCAACACGCGCATCACGATCACCCACACCGAGATGGGCAACGTGAGCGAGAAGCACAAGTACGGCGGCACGCTGGATGCCATTGGCCGCGACTCTGACGGGCAGATCGTGCTCATCGACTGGAAGAGCTCCAACGCCGTGTATGGCGAGTACCTCATCCAGCTGGGCGCGTATTCGATGCTGCTCGAGGAGAACCACCCCGAGCTCACGCCGACCGGCTTTCACCTGCTGCGCGTGGCCAAGGAAAGCGCCGACTTCGCGCATCACCACTACGGCGATCTTAAGGATGAGAAGGAAGCGTTTCTCCTGATGAGGTCGTTGTACGAGCTCGTCTACAAGATTGAGAAGCGGGCGTGACACCGAGCTTCTACGACCAACTGTACGGCCAGCAGAACATGGCCAACGCGCAGCAGGCGCAGTTCATGAACGCGTACGGCGTTGGTCTGCGGCCAAACCTACAGGACCTGCAGCAGTTGCAGCCTGGCGGCGTCGTGAGGATGGGCAGCCCCCTGTGGGGCGTTGACTCGTACGTCACCGACGCCGGCACGCTGCATGGCGAGGAGGCGCGCGAGGCGTATAGGGCCGAGCGGCGCGCCAGCAACAAACAGACATCTATTAAATGCAGAGGAGCTCGCATGGAACGTAAGTTAGACCGCCGTCGCGCCGCGATCACGCGCAAGTGGCAGTGGAGAGCTAAGGCTGCGGGCGTGGTGCTCTTCGGCGCCCCGCTGGCAATCGGAGCGTTAGGGGTCCTGTGGAGGCTCGCCCTCACCGCGGTGCTCGGATGACGCCCCCTCCCCCGCGAGAGGAGCTGATCCCGCGCGTCAAGCCCGACTCGCCGGATCCTATCGACTGGAGCCAGTGCCCGCTGGCGCGCGCCTTCCCGCGGGCCGGGAAGCGAGCGCCGTGGAAGGTGGGGATGGGGCGCTGGAAGCGGAGCGGCGTATGAGCTGGGCCACCCACACCCCCGAGGAGCGCCGGGAGTACAATCGGCTTGCGAAGGCCAAGTCCCGCGCGCGAGCCGGCATCGGTCCGGCTTTCAAGCGCCTCACGATCTCGGAGCTGCCGCCCTCTTCCACCAGGGAGCTCAACCGGTGGCTTGCGGCGCCGGTGTTAGCTGCCGCCCTGCTGCTTGCCGCGTGCTCGTGTGACGGCGGCCTTCGCAACATGAGTGATCAGTGGTGCGAGAAGAGCACGCCAGGTTCCGCGCAGGCGCCTCTAGAACCCTTGCCTTCGCAGTCGTGGGACCAAGCAAACCTGAAGCGCCACGACGTTGGCTGCCCCTCGGCCGTGTTCATCGCGCCGGGTGGCAATCTGGAGCAGTGCGAATGAGCGTGGAGCGTTTGGCCGATCCGCGCGACGAATGCTTGGGTCTTATTCGGGACTTGGCCGTGGCCTACGACACGCCGGGGATGTGCCGGTGCGCGGAACTGCATACGCCTAGCAACCCAAAGCTCGCCACTAACCACGTACACGGCTGCCCTGTCGATGAGGCCGTTAGATATGACTTGGCGTGCGCGGGGATCGTATGAGCGCGGAGCATCGGACATCGAAGAACCACAACGGATTGTAAGTGAAGGTCATCCCCATGACATTACGCGCGGCTCGTGAGTACGTGAACGAGCATCACCGGCACCACAAGGCGCCGCAGGGCGGCCTGTTCGCTGTCGGCTGCGAGGTTGAGGGCAAGATGGTCGGATGCGCCATTGTTGGCAAGCCAGTAGCCCGGATGCTGAATGATGGCAAGACGGTAGAGATTACGCGCCTGTGCGTGGATGGCACCAGGAACGCTTGTAGCTTCCTCTACCGGGTCTGCGTCCGGGTGGCTAACGCGATGGGCTATCGGAAGGTTCTGACCTACACGCTCGCCACAGAAGACGGAGCGAGCCTTAAAGGAGCTGGCTTTACATGCACTGGAAAGACATCTGGCGGAAGCTGGTCGAGAGCGACGCGCCTCCGTACAGACAAGCACCCTACCCAAGAGAAGTTCCGGTGGGAAATCACATGAGCCTAAGCGGCTGGATGGTGACGGACTGGAGCGATGGAGAAATGACGTGCGTTCTCTGCGCCCCGGACGTTTGCACAGCAAAGTGCAGCCGGCTTTATCCAGATGGAGACAGGAAGCTGTGACAGAGCATAGGACCAAGGAACCGTTGGCCTGCCCAGAGTGCGGCAGCACGAATCTAGGCGGGCCGCCTATCCCCGGCGGCGCGGACAAGGTATGCAACGAGTGCGGCGCTCAGTTCGACGTATTCGCTCACGGGCCTGACTGCATTATCCCCGGCAACCGACACCGGACCTCAAATCCGAGCAACGATCCAACAGACTGGATCGGCTACCTTGAGGCGTACCCGAAGGTTGAGCCGTACCTAGCAATAGCGGCAGCATGGCGTAAGGACAAGGCTGAGATCGAGCGGCTGACCGCTGAGGTTGAACGCCTAAGCCATTACGCTGACACCTGCGGCGGCTCAGACAATGACGGACGCTGCCCCATGAGGCCATCGGACGAGACGCCAGCAGCTCCCTCTTGCTCTCACAGAGACGGGCCTTGGCAGGGGCCGTGTGAAGCGTGCCAGCAGGCGGGGCCTTACTGCCCCGATACTCTCTCCCCGTGCCTTCGCATGTGTCAGACGATGTGCCATATACGCACTGAGCGAGCAGCGTCTAAAACAAGAAGGAAGTCATGACTAAGGATTTACTCTCGGCTCACCTGCGTGATGTAGCCAACGCGGGGGCGAATGACCGTCGAAACTGGCAACAAGCACTGAGGGATGCTGCCGACGAATTGGACAAGCGGGAAATTCAAATTCATGTGCTTCTGAAAGAGCTTGAATTTCGTGCGCGAGCCGCAGTGAACGGGTCCGATGCGCAATCGTAATCTAAAGCGGTTCTTCGGGTTCATGGTGGTTAATCCGACCATGACGCCCTTGCAGGAGCGCGTGTACGGAATGAACGTTTGCGCACACTGCCATACGAAGACCATGAACCACATCCATACGGCTGGCGGCATCCGCTGGCTGCAATGCGCGGCCTGCAAGACGGTCGCATGCTTACCGGAGAGCGAGTTCGATGGCAACCCTTAAGACTTTACAGACGCGCAATTACAAGTTGCGCAAGGAAATCAAGTTCCTCCGTGAATGGCTCGAATACATCAGCGAGCACGCGTCAGACGATTGCATTGATCCAATGGACTTGTCTGATATGTGCGTAGGCGCGCTATACGGGTACCCGATGCCAGCGGAGGGCAAGGAACCAGCTAAATGATTGCCCTGGTCATCAGCTTGCAGGATAAGGTCCGCAAAGAAGAACGGGGGAGGAGGTCTATGAGACCCGTGCTCGATGAATACGAGAAAGTGCTGGACTACGACCGCCTAGCGGCGGAAGTTGAGCGCCTGCGCGAGATTATCCGAGAGGCGATAGCCGTCGCCAATGACTGCAATATCGGCGGGGACGTTGACTATGGTGGGCTTATGTACTGGCTAGATAAAGCAGCTGAGAGCGAGGGAGAAAGTCTATGAGCTACGATTGCCCTAACTGTGGTAAGCCTATCCCGACTCAAGAGGAGTGGCTTGCTCATGCTCAGCTTGGCCTACAGGACAATCTCAACCAACAGATACATCGGTGCGATGCCCATGTGACAGCCGAGACAATCCGCCGCATTGTTCGCGAAGAAATTAGAGCAGCTCTGGGCAAGGAACCAACTAAATGATTGCCCTGGTCATCAGCTTGCAGGATAAGGTCCGCAAAGAATTCATGTTGGGGCCGTGGGAGCAGCACTGGTACCGACATGACCATGGCAACTGCCGTCCGTGCAAACGCTATTTCCAGCTCTTGGATGACTGCGGAGTACGTATGACATCGTCTGATTCCTCCGATGCGCAAAAGTGAGGTAACGACATGATAATCCCCGGAACCGGACGCCCCCAAGGCTACGACCCTAGTCCACTAGAGAGTTTTGTTGAGTGTGATTCGTGTCGAACCCGAAAGGATCATCACTTGTGCGACGGATGTCGGCACAATCAGCAAGCGATCAACATGCTTACTGGCCAGTTGGACCTGTACATCGGAACGAGAGATCGTGAACGCCAATACTCTGCGCTGCTCGGCCAGGAAATCGCCAAACTCGATGCCGAGGTGGTGAGGCTTAGGGCGTTGGATTACGAGCGACTCTCTAATGCTTTGGAGAAGATTCTAAAAACCCACGGTCCCAAGGATTCCGCGTACCTAATCGCCGCGGGGGCATTAAGACCACTGTCTAGTGCGGTAGCTACTCATGGGTGAACTAACACGCTACTGCCTGTACAAAGACGCAGACGGAGAATACAGGTGCGGCGTGCACTTTCTGGCGACTCACAAGAGTTCCAAGCTGAGCCTATGCGATGGCCATCGCCAACGCGTGCGACTTCCTTTAGAATCCATCCGCCAACGGATTCAAGGAGAGAGCGATGCGAAAGTGGACGGCAGAGCGGCGAGCGAAGTTCAAAAGGACGATGAAGGCCAAGGCCCAGGCCCGCGAGCCCGGCCCGAAGTCGAACGGTGCTAAATTACCGCCCGACTTCGAGCTGGCGCTCGCCCTGCTCGTGGAGCACCACGTTCAGCGCACGCTCGAGAGGCTGCTCAAGGGAGGCGGGATCTTCAGCGAGTCCAAGTAGTCTGCCCACTGCTGCATCATCGCCCGCCGAGCCTCCAGCTTCTGCGCGCGATTGTATGCGCCCCTGACGGCGTTGCGTTCCTTATGAGCGAGCTGGAGTTCGATCAGGTCTCCGTCTACGAGGAGCTCGTTAAGGAGCGTGCTGGCGATCGTACGGAAGCCGTGGGGCGTCTGCTGCTCGCTGGTGTACCCGAGGCGCTTAAGGGCGCCGTTCAGGGTGTTCTCGGAAATCGGCCGGTCATCCGAGACGAGGCTGGGGAAGAGAAGGCGCGTGTGACCCGTGTGAGCCTGGAGCTCACGGAGGAGCGCTACCGCCTGCACGGAGAGCGGGACTATGTGTTCTTCGGACACATTCACGCGGCTCCCCTTCATGCGAGCGCCGGGGATTCTCCACTCTGCAGCGTCAAAGTTGATCTCACTCCACTCACCGCCGCGAAGCTCGCGGCTGCGCAGGAACACCAGGGGCAGGAGCCGCAGCGCGTATGCGGCCGATGGCTTGCCCGTGTAGCCGTCGATGGCCCGGAGAAGCGCCCCCACGTCGGCCTTGTTGGTCATGGCGGCCCGGTGTTCAGCTGGCGTTGCGACGATGGCTCCGCGGAGATCCTGTGCTGGATCACGCGAGCACCGGCCCGTCGCGATGCCGAATCGAAAGATGCGGCTGGCTAATGTCCTCACTCTGAACACGGTGTCGGTGAGGTTGAGCTCCTCGATCTTGCGCAGCGCGCGCAGGAGCTCCGGCGCGTCGATGTGATCGATGGGGCGCGTGCCCAGGTACGGGCGCAGGTACTTCCCGTACAGCTGCGTGTGCTTCGCGAGCGTGGAAGAATCCAGCTTCTTAGCCTGCTGCTCGAGGTGCTCAAGAGCCACGGCGCCGAAGGTGTGGTCGAGCTTCGCGCGCTCAGCCTGGCGCTGCTCGCTGGGATTGTCGCCGCCCGCCACTGACTTGCGGGCCGCGTCGCGCTTCGCTCGAGCGTTCTTCAGCCCCACGTCCGGGTACGCGCCCAGGCTGATGAGCTTCTCCACTCCGCCGTAGCGATACTTGAAGCGCCAGAGCTTCGAGCCGGAGGGCTGTACGATCAGGTACAGCCCGTTGGTGTCGTACAGCTTGCGGGGCTTGTCGCCGGGCAGCGCGGCCTTGATGGCTGGGTCGGTGAGGCTCATGACTTCACCGCTACGGGCTCGAGCTTGTAGTGATCGATGCGTCCCTGCAGCGCGGCCTCTGGGGTCGGCCACCCGCGCCGCGACGGGCTGCGCTGGAAGGCTGGCACGAAGCGCCAGCCGTCGCGGTGGAGTCGCACGCTGCCCAGCAGGAGCCCCGCGGGCCACTTGCCAGTGCCATCGGTGATGACTCGGTAGATGTTGTTCATGACTGCACCGCCTTAGCGATGGCAGCGCGGACAACGCGGCGTAGCGGCTCACACATGGCGCGGCTGTCGCAGTACTCATCGCACATGCGCAGCGCGGCCAAGAGATCTGGCGCGGCCGCAAGTAACGGCGCGTATTTGGGATAATCCGTGGTCGCAATCGAGCCACCGTGCTCGCCTACAACGTGCGTTACGCCATTGACGGTGGCGACGCGCCACGGGCCGGGTGTGTGTTTGCTTACGGTCTTCATCTCGGTCTCCTTGGGGGTACGATTGGGGGTAGCTGCTAAGTAGGTTGCTCCTAGTCCCATACGATGTCAAGCACTTATATGCATCATTCGTTGCCTATTCCCGGCACCATCCACTGTATAAACCACTGTATAATCAGTAGCCTGCGACTAGCTTTCTAGTCCACACCCCTGCCTAGAGATGGACAAGCGTAAAAGCCTAGTAATTACGGCACTCGAGCGAAACGAGCTTGGGGGTACGATTGGGGGTATCTGGAGAGCGTTGGGGTACGCACTGTATGGATAGCCAGCTGCAGAGGCTCTGCTTGACGTCTAGGCCGGAGGGGCCTAGTATCTGGCTCCTACATAGGAGGTTCACATGAGCAACTGGCAGCAGCACCTCTCTTGGTCACAGGCGACCGTGGCGTTTTTTTGCCTGTGGCTAGTAGCAGGTTTCTTGGTCGCGCGCTTCATCACGTGGGCGGTGGCCCGTGGCTAAGAGCGGCGCGTACTACAACGAGTTAGACCCGAAGGCGGCCGCGTGGCTGCGCGAGCTAATCAAGCGTGGCGCTATCGCGCCGGGAGATGTTGATGAACGATCCATCAAAGAAGTACGGGCAGATGATCTTGCCGGGTATCGGCAGTGTCATTTCTTCGCCGGGATTGGAGTCTGGTCTCACGCTCTTCGAGGTGCCGGCTGGCCCGACAACCGACAGGTATGGACCGGAAGTTGTCCGTGCCAGCCTTTCAGCGCTGCAGGACGGAGAGGTGGAGTCGAGGACGAGCGCCACCTCTGGCCTGCCTTCTTCGATCTCATCGAGGTCGCGCACCCTGACGTTGTGTTTGGCGAGCAGGTTGCGAGCAAAGACGGACTTGGCTGGCTCGACCTTGTATGCGCTGACTTGGAAGGAGCGGGCTACGCCGTCGGGGCGGCAGATACCTGCGCTGCGGGCTTCGGCGCGCCGCATATCCGCCAGCGACTCTACTGGGTGGCCCACGCCAACGACGCCGAGCGGCGGCCAGACGCCACCGGAGGGCACGACGTCTACAGGCAGGACACCAGACGGTCGCAAGGTGCAAGTGACGCTCAAGGACGTAGCAGTGTTAACGGGGTGGCTGACTCCGACAGCTTGCTCACCCAACAGCCTGCGCGGGGCTGGACAGGACCCGGAGATTCGCAAGGCGAACGGGCACACGGTGAATCTGCAGGATCAAGTCAGGCTGGCGGCGTGGCCGAGTCCGGTGGTGAACGACTCGAAGGGATCGGACTACTCCTACAGCCAAGGGGATCACAGCAAGATCGCCCTGAAGCTTGGAGGGGCTGCGAAGCTGACCGGCTGGGCCACTCCGGCAGCGAACGAGGCGGGCGGCACGCCGGAGCGCTTCTTGGAGAGGAAGGCTGCGCTGGAGGGAGCGTGCGGGGTGAGCCTCACGAGTCTGGCGCTGCAGGCGCAGATAGCGGCGTGGCCCACTCCTGCCACGACGGACTACAAGGGAGGCTATCAGGGCGGCCGGATCCGCAACGGGAAGCTGTCGGTGGATCGGCTGGATGTGGCGGCGCAGTTGGCGCAGCCAGCCCGACTAACGGCGAGTGGCGAGCTCCTGACTGGCTCTTCTGCAGGGATGGAAAGTGGAGGCCAGTTGAATCCGGCACATTCCCGCTGGCTAATGGGGCTGCCGCCCGTGTGGGACGACTGCGCGGTTACGGCAATGCCCTCGTCGGCCCGCAAGCCCAAGCCTTCATTGAAGCCTACCTAGAGGCCAGGGGCTCTAAAACACCTTCTACCCTAGTATCCTCCTCCTCAGAAGGAGAATAAAAATGACAGCCAGCTACTATTACTGGAGGCGCACGTGACCTTCCAAGGCATCCGGCCGCGGGACCTGGTCCAGTACCGCACGCCCCAGGGGCAGACCGGCTTCGGCCGGGCGCAGGCGCTCCTGCTCTTCCCCACCCACGTCGTTGTCAATCGGTGCGGCTCCAGGGGCCAGCCGGTGGTCGTGACCGAGCGCAACTACATCGGCCACAAGCCGAGCCAGTTCGGCGGGAGGCGCTCGTGACCTGCGCGCCGCTCGACTACGCGCAGGCCGCCACGATCGGAGCCATCTTTCTGATGGTGGCGCTGATCTGCGTCTCGCTCTTCAGGGGGATGAAGTGACCGCCGCGGACTGGGCCCTGCTCATCGTCACGCTGTCCGCCATCATCGGCGCCCTCGTCTACGAGGGCGGAGGGGATGAACGATGAGAGCGCGCAAGCTGCCGTGCGGGTGTCTCGAGACCGATACGCACTACACCGCCCTGTGCGATCCTCACAAGGCGGAATACGAGGAGATCAGGAAGCGCTGGGCGGAGGAGAAGATCGCCAACAGCATCCCACGAAACTACGAGGTGCCCCATGTTGGACCCGACAGACAAGGTTAGCTTCGCGGCGTACGCGCACGACGTGTATATGCGTGGCCACCGCCATCAGAACGTGCGGACGCTCATCACGATGCTGGTGCGCTACATGGAGCACGCGGTGCCGGAGGATGACCTGACCAAGGACGTGGCCGCGCGCAAGGTGGTAGAGCAGATCCACCACCTGATGGCTGAGCCATGGTGAAGAGCATCATCGACGCTGCGTTCGTGCGCAGTCTTATCGCGGCCGCGCCTGGGTTCACCCAGGTGAGCGCGGCGCGCGCGATAGGGATCTCGCCGCGGTCTATGCGGCGCTACGTGAGCAACGGGCCAGCCTACAAGGAGCCACCGATGGTGGTGCTGGTGGCCCTCAAGTGCCTGGGGATGTCGCGGCGACAGCCGCCGCGGACGCAGATGGAGCAGAGCGCCCGCTCTTCTGCAGTGCGAGACGCGCCTTGTAAATGCGGTCGAGCTCATCCAGGAAAGCCTGGGCCTTCTGTCCGTCGGTAGAGTAAAGAGCGTCGGCCACGCCTGAGTTGCGGGACTGCAGGAGCCTCCCCACCACGGCGTTGCCGGCGCGCTTCAGCGCAGCGCCCGCGATAGCAGTCATGCCGCCGTTGGCCGCGTGCACTGAGTCCAGCACCCCCTCGAGCGCCCCCTGCTGATCGGCCAGCTTGTTGGCGGTGTTGGAGCCGCTCACCACGAAGTTGCGCCCGGCGGTCATCTTGCGCTCGATGTCCATGGCGGCCAGGAACTTCTGCAGCGCGTCGCCGTTGCCGAATGACTTCTCGAGATCGGTGGCCGCTGCTCCTACGTCGCTGGTGCCGGCGATCGGCTTCACCAGGTCGGGGAACTTGGAGCGGTCGGCGGCCTGGGAGAGCGTGACCTTGATCTCGCGCAGCGCGGCGTGCCTGGAGGCTTCCTCTCGAGCGGCCGCGTAGGTGGGCGAGGCGGCGTCCGTGGCGGCCAGCATCGCCTTCTGGGTGCCTGTGTAGGGGCCCGCCACGGCCTTCTCGGCGGCGTCCCCGGTCTGCGCCATGGGCCCGCCGGCAGTCTGCAGCCGCGCGTCGTTGTACTTCTTTATGAGGTCGATGTCGCGCACGGTCGCGGGGCGCGTGAGCTTGCTGCCCACGATGTTGCCGGACTCGTCCCGCACGTCCTCGAACAGCGGCAGCGGCGCCTCGTCTGGGTTCACGTGGAGCAGCTGCGCCCGCATCTTGTCGAACGCTTCTCTGATGACCGGCGAGCGCGTGAGGAGCGCGTCGGCGTTTGGCACCACGTCGCTGGCCGAGGCGCCGTAGTTGGCTGCGATGTTCGCCTCGTCCGGCGCGCCCGCGAGGGCGGTGGCGTCGCCCGTGACGCGGGGCAGCACGGCCTGCGGGGTGGCACGCTGGTCCAGGGCGGTCGTGATCGCCGCCCGTGCCGGACCCGGCTGCACCACGGCGCCGCGCCCCAGGCCCTGCATGTTCGGGCCCCCGAAATCCGAGATCATCGCCGGCTTGCCGGCAGCCTGGGCGGCCAGCATCTGGGCCTTCAGGGCATCCGGGGTGGTGTTGTCCTCTTGTATGGCCCGCGAGATGTCGGCCTGGGCCTGGGTGGGTCCTGGCGCGACCGGCGGTGGCGCCACGGCGTGCTCCGCGGCGGCGCTCAGGCGCCCGCCCCTGACGTAGTTCGCCAGGGCGTTGATCGGTGCCCGCAGGAGCGCCGTGGCGGCGTCCCCGGCGACTGGGGCGCCCGCTCCAAACGCAGCCCCCCAGGCGGCGCCCTTACCTGCTCCCTCGGCCACCTGCCCAGGCTGTGCGTCCCCAGCGCCCTGTGCGGTCCCCAGGGCGGCCCCAGTGCCCGCCCCGATGCCCATGCGGGCTAGTAGCCCGCTGCCGCCCCCCAGCTTGCCAAGAGCCGTGGCGAGGCCCGTGGTGGCCAGCCCAGCTGCCGCCCCCGTGGCCCGGATCGCGCCCGCCATAACCGGGTGGTCCTTGGCGGAATCCTCTGTGGCCTGGCTGATCACGGCGTGGTAGTGCTGGTAGAGGTCGGAGTAGTCGTGCTTGGACCCCTCAGCCTTGTCGAGCAGCGCACGGATCGAGGCCTGGGCCTCGTCGCCCCACCCGAGCGTGGCGCCCTGGGCGAGCTGCTGCGGGCCCCCATTGGCCAGGATCCGCTCTCGGATGGCGGAGTCAGTCTCGTGCTGCGGCAGGATCTCGGTCTCGATCGCCTTGTGCATGTCACCCGGAGACATCCCGTCAGGGAACGCCACCAGCCCCACGCCGTCGACTTGTACGTACTGGCTCACTGGGTCACCGGGATCAGCGGCTTGCCGGGCGTATAGATGTAGTCGGCCTTAGCGGCAGGCGCAGCCGCGGGCGCGCCAGGAGCTCCAGCCACTGGCGGGTTCACCGGCGGAGCCGGCTGTGGCATATCTGTCGAGGCAGCGCCGGGCTGGCCGTAGCCGGGGAAGGCAGAGCCGACCTGTGCGGCCTTGACCTGGTTCGAGATCGATCCCATGCGGGTGTCCATCTCGGCGAGCAGACGGCCGATGACACGCTTGATCTGCCCGGAGTTCATGTTGCCGGAGAGCATCTGCTGGATCTCGTCGCGGGACTGCTGCGTCACTACGCCGCCGAGCATCTTCGGGTCAGACACGATGCGCGCCACGCCGGGGATGAAGGTTGTCAGCATCGCCCGCAGGTCCGAGAGATCCTGGTCGCCGAGGCCGCGAATCTTCGCGCCGCGTATCACCTCGTTGATCATCGGAGACCCGCTGTCCGGGATCTTATTCGCTAGCGCGAGGAGGTTGTTCGCCGTCACGCGCTCGCTCGACTCGAACTGCTGCAGGTTGTTGAGCTGCTGCGTGAGCTGCACGGCGCTCTTGCGCTCACCCATGATCTGGGCCCGGATGCCCGCGAGATCGTTCGGCTTCATGTTGTGTTCGGCCAGGTAGTCAGCCTGAGCGTGGTTCATCTGGTTCACGTACGGCTGCGTCTCCTTCGAGCTCCTCCCCACGGCGAAGTACTTGATCGCAGTAGGATCGGCCAGCACCTGCGGCAGAGCCAGGTCGACGATGTCGGAAGTCATCGGGCCCTTGAACGGGTTCTCTTCCCAGGCTGCTGGCGTGGCGCCTGCGGCAGGCTTGCCCGACCCCACCTTCGCGATGGTATGCCCATTCTCCGCGTCGACCACATAGGCATAGCCATCGCCCGGCGTGAGCGTCAGCGTGTTGCGCGGCGGCTTCGACGGGAATGCATTACGCGCCACCTGCTCCATAAGCTTCGGGTCGGAGAGATCCAGCATCCCAAGGATCTGCCCCTGCTGCTGCTCCGTTGGGTCGCTGCTGTTCTTCAGCTTGTCCACGTATGCAGCCACCGCGGCGCGGCTTCTCTGTTGGCTCTGGTAGCCACGCAGCGCAGCCACGTCCTTGATGGAGTTCTGGATGTCAGAGGTGTACTGCGCGCCCGCGGCCTGGCCAGCGTCCGGTGCCACCTGGTAGAACTTCGCGCCACCGGCCGTGGCGTTCGCTGCGCCCGCCTGCAGATTGCGCTGGTAGTTGGACGCCGCAGCCGCGAGCTGATCAGGCGACGCCATATCCTGCAGCGCCGGGTCGAGCGCCGGAGGCTGCCCGTAAGGCCCCATGGACGCCTGTGGCAGCGCTTGCAGCATCTGCAGCAGGTTGTGGCCCACGCCGCCGGTCTGAGAGAACATGTCGAGAAGGTTCATGCTAATTCGCTCGCGTGTATTTGCCGCCGACAGAGGAACCGGGGCCCGTGAATGCCTTGGTACGATCCACTGTGGGCACCGAGGGGTCTGGGCCCGCAGTCCACTTGGTGTTGAGAGACCCGTCTGGATTCAGCATCCCGTAGGACTGAGCCAGCGACATGATCTGCGGAGGGATCCCGGCGCCCTTCTGGCCGAAGTCATTCTGGGTCGGGCCGCGCAGAATCATGTTGTACAGAGACTGCTTAGCCTGGTACTGCTGAGAGGCAGGCGAATCGAACTTATCGTAGTTCGCGTTGCCGCTCGTGCCCTTTGTCAATGAAGTCTGGAAGTTGTCCCACCAGTCCTTGTTGAGCGTGTAAGGCTGGGACATCATCCCGGTCAGAATTGCCGACAAGGGAGCCGCCACAGCAGTAGCCCCACCGGCAGCAGCACCAAGCCCAGCGCTAGCCCCACCAGCCCCACTAGCACCAGCAGCAGCACTACTACCATTTATAAGTCCTTGCGCACTGTTGTAGAGCTGCACGCCGTTGAGCGCCGCAGAGCCGTAGCCCGCCACGCCGCCCTGCTTGATCCCGCCGACCACGCCGAGCGCTGCGCCGAGTGGACCGAGAGTAGAGCCGAGCGTGCCGCTGGGGCCGCCGAAGGCCCCAAGCTGTGTGGCGAGACGCCCAGCATTCACTGCCGCGCTGCCATAGCCAAGACCCCCGCCCTGCTGAATCCCGTTGTAGATGCCGAGGCCAGAGCCCGCGACACCGAGCCCCTTCCCAACCGTGGAGCTGCTGGATCCGAATGCGCCGAGCCTGTTTGCTCCCGCCGTGGCGTTGAGCGCTCCCGAGGCGATGCCCTGCGGCGTGCCGCTCGCGAAGCCCTGGATGGCTCCCAGCGCGTTGCCACCCGCGGCGAGCCCGTTGCCGTAGGAAAGACCTCCGCCAGCGGACGGCGCCTGGTAGCCGGCTACCGCTGCTTCGTTCGTTGACTGGGGGTTGCTTGCTGTCTGTCCTGATACGGGGTCGTACCCGGCGGCTTCCCCGCCAGCGGAGCTAAAACCCCATTGGGACGGATCGCCCCAGTTGCTGGGATCGTTTATGTCTGTGCCATCTGGCGCATACGTGGAACCATTGCCGCTCTGTACGTAGCCGGAGCCGCCCTGGTCGCCGAGCCCCATGTTGGAGTAGTTGCTGTTGAAGACGCCCGAGAGGCCGGGGATCTGCTTGAGCAGCTGCGAGAGCGTGCTCCCCATCTGCAGCCCGCCCTGCAGGCCCTGGATGGCGCCGCTGACCGGGTCCACCTTCGTGCCGTCCTGGCCGTTGCTGCTGTAGCCAACCTGCGGGTTGAGGTTCTGGCCCGCAATCTGCCCCTGCTGGATCGCCCAGTTCGCCGTGTTCTGGTTCTGCGTCTGCTGCTGGTTGCCAGACGTGAGAAGGTTCTGGTTCTGCGAGTTGTTGGCGTTGATCCGGTTGAGGATCGCCTGCTGCAGCTGCTGATTCCCTGAGAGCTGCGCGCTCTGGTTCTGGAACGCAGCCTGCGTGGCGTTCTGGTAGCCGGTGTTCTCCATATTGGCCGCAGTGCTGGCCATCGCACGGTTGTAGGAGTCGTCGGAGAGGTTCTGCGCCACGAGCCCGCGATCGCCGCCCCACGCGCCGGCCGCGTTGGCCGCGCTCTTCACGCCCGCGCTCGAGATGTCTCGCTGGCGCGCGATGTCAGACATCGTCTGGTTGATCGCTGTCTGCTGGTACGGGTTGAAGAAGTTCTGTATCTGAGTGGGACTGATGCCCTGCGCGAGCTGGGCTGCCGTACCTTGGGAGGCACCCAGGTCCGGCATCTCGAAGCCCATCGAGCCGCGGATGTTCTGCATCGCGGCCAGTTGGTCCGGCGTGAGCCCGGCCACTGCTTGGCCCGCAGTACGAGCGGCCGCGGCATTATTGTAGCCGTAGGCGGTCTGGTACTGCTGCTGCTCCCACGGCAACGTGGCGCTGGTGCGCTGATTGATCTGCGAGCCGGCCCCGTACGGGGAGCTCAGTGAGCTCGCGATGCCGCCGATGCCGCCGAGTATCGACAGCCAGTCGGCCGCTCCGCCCTGGGGCGCCACCTGGGGCGTCTGGTACTGGGGCGCCTGAGTAACCTGATACTGAGGCAGGGCGTTCGTAGAGTAAGAAAGAGCCATGAGAGTCCGTCCTTGGACTAAGCCGGTGTGACCGAGAGGCCGCCGTCGGCGCGATACCATAAACTCACGTCCGCTGATCCGTCAGCGACCATGAGCCGGTGGTTGGTGGTGTCGTAGATTGAGCGCCCGGCGTACTTCCCCACGGTGTTCGTGGCGGAGGCCTTGGCTGCGATATTGGCGGCGGTGTCGGCGCGCGTCTCCCACGTGGAGTGGAAGTTGCGGGCGTCGATCTTCACCAGCACGCTACCGGTGCCGCCCCCTGGCGGTACTACAGCATACTGCTGGATCTTCTCGAAGGCCGCCTCGATAGCGGCGTGGATGCGCTGCGTGGCGGGATCGGTGACGAGCGGAAGCCTGAGGTTCATCGCCCGCTGGTCTCCACGGCGTCCCACCGGATGCGACCGAGCTGCCAGGCATTGTCCGTGGTGGGCGTGACGCGCATCACGATCTGCCGACCGGCAAGCCGGGCATCTACGTAGCCATCCGCCCGCGCGAGGAAGGGCCCGAAGGCATAGTCCACGCCGTTCGGGGTTTCGCGCGCGGTGAAGTTGAACTGGATGTCGCCGAGGGTCTTCTCGTCGGTGATCATCTGGTTGAGCTCCACGAAGCGGTCGCCGTTGCCAGACTCGAGCGCCCCGGTCTCCGCGTATACGGAGCCCACGCGAGAGGCGCCATTGGCCAGCGAGGTGGTCTCGTGGTTGTAGATGAGCCCGTCGGCGCCCACGGCCATCGGTGTGGGGAAGGCACCCTTGTCCACCCAGGACGAGCGCGGCAGGGCCCCGATCATCCAGTGCTGATTCTTGTAGTTGTAGGCCACATAACGGTCAGGCTCAGAGGACCCGGTGCCGCAGTAGTTCCACTGCACCTCCTCGAAGGTGCCATTCGAGCCCGCGTAGAACTTCTCCGACTGCGAAGCGTTCATGTTGTTGAATACGTAGTCGGCCACATCGCACGGCACTTCCTGCACCGCGGCGCCGTCATACATCCAGAAGCGCTTGTCGCTCATCCACCATGCCGCGTTCCCCGCGACCACGATCGCGTTCGGGCCGATGAGCCCGCACTGGTCGCCCACCTTCCCGCGCGCGAAGATCAGCGGCTGGCCGAGGTAGGTGACGGCGTGGGCGTCCACGTTCGTGAGCACCAGGATCTGGCCCCTCACCCTGACGCCCCGCATGATCGTGCCGGGCGTGACGAGCTCGATGGAGCCGGCCTCGTTCGTTGCGGCCGCGGCCCAGAGCGTGTTGTTCTCCACGTCCGACCACTTCAGCAGGCGCCCGTTACCGCTGGCGCCGAGCGCCATCAGGTGCCGCTGCTCGGTGACCAACATTCCGAGGTTGTTGGTCGGCGCGTTCGTGACCACCGCGGCGGGCGTACCGGTGGCGAGGGCCCACTCGTAAATCTTGCCGTCGCCCTTCGCGCACGCGACGAGATGCTCACCCCACGTGTCGAGCTGCCAGGTCATCGGCGGCAGGAAGTTACCGCTCGCTCGAGGCGTGCCGTAGGTGCCGGTCCCGTACGTGGAGCCGCCGTAACCGAGCTGCTCCACGGCGTTGTCTGAGCCGGCGGTGAACCCGGCCGGCGTCACATCAAAGACAGTGGCGTCACCCTTGCCTACGATCAGCTGAGTCGACGTACCCACGGCATAGAAGCGCCCGCCGCCGTTGGTGCGCCATGCGAGCATCCCCCGCGCCGGGTGCGCGAGCGGGGTCGTGGTGATCGCGGCCCATCCCCCGATCGGTTGCATGATCCCATCCAGCCAGCGTACCTGGTTGGCGTCATACCATCGACCACGCACCTGGTAGCGTGTGCCATTGCGAACGACACCCGGTGGTAGGTCAACTGGAAGGAGGGGGAGCTTCGCCATTGCTCAGGTGTCGGACTGAGTCCGGCGCCAGTAGCGGATGCCGTAGGTGGCGAAGAAGATCGAGACCAACATCACCTGATACCAGAGCGGCGTGAGGGCGAGCGCGGTGAACCCGGCCGCCACGATCATCGAGCAGCCAGGCACGAACGCCAGGATCGCCGGGATCGACACCACGATCAGCGTGTACTCGTCTTTCCAGGACGTGGCCGCTTGCCTTGCAAACTCCATCTCCCAGTTCGCGTCGGCGGTAAGCCCCTGGGACGCCAGCTGAGCCTGCCGCTCGCCCTGCGCCTTCAATAGGTCGACGTCGTTGGCGTGGGCCTGGGCGTTGAGCTCAGCCTTGCGCGTGAAGTAGGTGGCGATCGCCTGCGGGATGCCAGACAGAAGTGAGAGCCAGTTCATCGTGACGCCTCAGCACACAGTGAGAAGAGCCGGCGCATCCAGCCCTTGCCGTAGACGCCAAAGTCCTTGGACTGCGTGTAACGAAGGGCCCGCTGTGCTAGGAAGTAGTTGATCAGCTTGTCCTGCTCGAGGTTGCGCGCAGCGGCGCGCGTTTGCGGGCCGAGCTCGCCGTCGACCACGATGCCAAGCGCTACCTGCAGCAGCCTCACCGCCGCATCCACGCCCTGGTTCACTGCGGAATCAAACACCGCTAGGGCGGCTCGAGGCGGGAGATCGTCACCGCCGATGACAGCCCAGAAGTCCTTGTTATAGAGCGCCACTGCCTGCTCGCGAGAGAGGCTGGCGATGTCAAGAGCCGGGTATGACTTCGCACTGATGCCCCACTTCGTGCCACGCAGGTCGCCCTTGCCCTGCGCGCCGCCGGTCCAGTTGCCCGGATCCTTGGGGTCCATCGAGAGCTTGCCGGCGCCCTCGATCGTGGGATCGAGAACGAAGTTCACGGCGCGGATGAAGGCTTGCGAGTAGATCACTTGAGCCCCGCGTGCACCACGAGGTAGGAGCAGGCTGCTAACAGCTGCAAAATCGTGGTGCCAGCCACCGCCCAGAGGATCCGCTCCAGCTTCCTCACGCTATATTGGAGGCCCTCGTAGCGCTCCGCGCAGATCCGTTCGTGGTTCTCGATGCGATCGAGGGCCAGAGTGCCTTCATCCATAGGTTTTCCTTAATCACACTCGCAGCAGTCGTCTGTACATAGGCCGCACCGCTCGCAAATCTTCTTGACGTAGCCTCCGCACTGACTGCAGAAGCGCATCACAAGGCGTTATTGAATGTCAGTTGTACAGTCACGTTGACCGTGACAGAGCTCAAGCCGTCGCTCACCACGCACCGGTACACGCCCGTATCGGATGAGTTGTCGGCCGAGCGGTTCTCAGAGAATGTTGCGGTGGCTGATGTGTTGCCAGCCACCGCGAAATTGACTCCACTCACGCGCGACCACACGTATGTGTAGGACCCTGTGCCGCCGGTCGCCACGATCGTCGCCACGGCCACCGCGCTGCACGGAGTGGAGCTGTCAGGGGCGTGACTATTGCACTGTCCAAACACAGAGCCAGGACCAGTGGCACCAAGAGCCGCCCCAGTGAACCGGTGCCACGCTCCCGCCACGTGCACCCAGCCCACAGCCGGATGCCATGCCCCCGCTACCTTCACGAATGGGGTGAAGGGATGCCAGGCGCCCGCTACGTGGACGCCGCTGCTCACGAGTACTGGAGCCAGACGTCCCCGTCAGCGCCGCCAGAGGGCGCAGAGGCAGAGACCGTGACGAGAGCAGACGAGAACGCGCCACCGTGGCGGAGAGCCTTCGTAGGGAGCTGGGTCACAGGCAGGGCGCCCGCGGTAATATTCGCGGCGTTGGTGAAGTAGGAGGCGTCGTGACCGTCCAGGAGGTCTGCGTCGACGCCAGAGCCCGCGCCATCAACCGTCAGGAGCTTCGCCTTGACATCCGCGGCCGTGTAGGCGCTGGCTACTAGCGCAGCGTTAGCCACAACCGAGACGGCCTTCACGGTCGTGTCGATCGTGTCTAGGTCTGTGTTTATCTTGCCGCCCCATGAATCAGGGCTCGCCCCTACCTCCGGCTTGACCAGAGCGTAGTTGGTGGTGGTGGTATCAGCCATTACACGCCACCGTCACCGCGGGTGCAGTAGATAGGGGCCGGCGTGACGCCGGTGGCGATGAACGCCGCCACGGTGTCCACGCCCGGCGGGATGCGGATGTTCGTTGGCAGGCCGCTGGTGCCGATCGGGGGCACCGGGTAGTCGGTGGCTACTGCCGTCTGGGCGCCAATGCCCCAGCGCAGGAAGGCGAACGCGGTGCAGGTGTTGAAGACCTGCAGGGTATCCGTGTACTTCTCTTCCACCGCGGACCAGTTGACAGAGGCGGAGGAGTTGGCGACCGGGGTGAGGTTCTTGGTCGTGGACTGCGGCAGGAATGCCGTGGAATTACTCATTGGAAAGACCCTACGGGTGAGGGGTTGGGGGTCACCACTATTGTATCTTCAGCGTTCTCTGACACCCACAACGGGCGCATCGGGCTGATGTAGATGGTGGGCAAGGACACCGAGAAAATGGCGTCCAGAGGCGGCGCGGGGGCCGCCGTGGAGTCAAGGTTTAGCCACAGGGGAAGAAGCATGGTACTAGCCTCCAGCGCCGAGCATCATCTGCCGGCCGGTGCCAGCCCCACCGCCACCACCAGATGGAACGCCGGTCAGGTAGATGATGAACTCGCGGCCGATGTTGTTGACGTCCGCGGCCGGCAGAGAAGCCGGGGGAGTGGTGTAGGAGAAGTTGGCCGGCAGGTTCTGCTTCAGCTTAAAAGCGTTGGAGCCGTTGTCGACCGTGACGAGGCACACGCCAGAGTCTGGCACCAGGTCGAGGTAGTACTGCTGGGCGGTGGTCGTGAACGACATCGCCACGCTCTGTAGCCCCACGGCCACGGGCAGCACCGAGCTCGTCCCCACCTTATTGCCGGTGCCGGTCTCGTACGCCACAACCTTGACGTTGCTGGCCGTGTTGCCGCCGGACCCGATACTCACCCACGCCGTGTCCACGGTGCCGGCAGTGGCTAAGTAGCCGGCGTTGAAGTACATCGAGTCGCCGTTGCCGCCCGACTCGTTCTCCGATACCGGGGACGAGAAGCCAGTGCCATCCTGGCCGCAGAGTTTGGTTGATGGCTCTGCGAAAGCGACGGTGATCACATGCTCGTTGGCAGACGCGCCATGAGAGTCAGTCATCGTTGCGGTATACGTACCGCTCGACGTGACCCGGAGCCCCTCAACCATCAGTCCGTAGTTGACGGTGTTCCCGGCCGCCTTGTAGTGCTGCGTGTATCCAGTGCCCGCCGTCAAAGAATTTACCGCGCCGTTCCCAGAGCCTCCGACAGCAATGACGAAAGCAGGGAGCGTGCCCACTACAAGCCCGGTCCCGGCCATCGCGTCTGTGCCGGTTCCTGGGTTAGTAAACGCGCGCTGATTGGACCCAATTATGGAAGAGGCCGTCTTTAAGCCGCTGACCTCGAAGGCCACGACCATAATGCTGCCAGGGTTCCCCCCATTGAAGCTCACTGTGGCAGTCGTGATGCCGGCGGGGCAGTTCTCTTGATAGTAGAGACCCATGTGAAAGGTGCCGGCGTCGGCGGTCGTGTTGCCAGTGACATTGATTGTGCCGATGACTGACTTCCAGGTCCCGCCCTGGTTATCAACGATGCCGGTAACGTACGGATTTCCGGCGCCAGGAGAGGTCAACGTCCAGAGGAACGCCGTGTTTCCCGCAACGAAGCTGCGGTTAATCACGTTCGTGTTGGTGGCGGTCTGTACCGCGGTACTGACGAATGCAGCAGTCATTTAGAAGTTGCTCCCGATCTGGGCGGGCGCGAGCCCTGTGTTCACGTCGATTCCGCCCCACGCGCCCATGTCCGTCGGCGTCCCGCCAGTTGTTCCGTCGCTAGAGCCGGGCTTTGTGCCGGTCGCCGAGCAGGTGCTGCCGGGCGTGAGCTTGTAGAAGGCAGCTTCTGACCCAGATCCCACGAATCCCGGAGAGTTTGTGGTGGCTGAGTGCGCATCCTTCCCGATGCAGCCCGACGGGACCTGCGTGCCCCACGTGGCCAGAGAAGATGTGAGCGACGTCGGGTAGGCGCTCCCGTTGTGGTCTACCGTGAGACCTAGCTGCGGAACCGCCGGGTAGCAGTTGTAATCGATCTGAGCCAGAGAACTCGTGCTCACATCGATGTCGCCACGGCCGCCAGTGGTGCCGCGGTTGATGATGTTGTTGTAGATGGTAATAGTGGCAGCTGCGCCGAAGCGCGACAGACACCCTACGGGGTTATTGGGGATCCCCAGGAAGGTGTTGTTCGCCCACAGCTGCTTGTTCGCTGAGTCAGGGAAGGCGCCCGTCGAGATTATGAACGCCGACGCGCCCTGATCAGCGATTACGACATTGTTCTTGATAGCGAACGTGGTAGAGCCGTTCCCATCTGAGTCGCCACCGATTGCCGTGGTGGCGCCGCCGCTGCCATCCTGGAACGGCAGGTTGATGTAGTTGTAGCGGATCGTGTTGTTGTTCTGCGCCGCGTTCTTGAACTCGATGCCGCCGTGGTGCTGGTTGCTGGTGGAAATAATCGTGTTGTACTGTACGATCGTGTTGATCGAAGCCCAGGCCTCGATTCCGCACGCACGGCTGGTCGTGTCGGCGAGATCCGTGATGCGGTTGTTCTGCACGATCGCGCCGTCAGAGGCGTAGATCGTGATGGCGGTTGAATTAGCCCCGGTCAGGGAGTTTGTCTGTCCATGCGCGTAGTTGTTCTGGACGATGATGCCCTTGGTGCGCGTCCCTGGGATGTTCCCCGTCTGGCCGCCGATGGAGAGCGTGCGGTTAAAGCCGCCCTTCATCTCTAGGCCGTCGATGGTGATGTAGCCGGCCCCAGCCACGCCGCCGCCGGATCCATTGCCGATAGATCCGAGGAGTGGCTGGCCCTGTGTGTTGTTACCCGAGGTGGCGCTGCCGCTCAGGATCGGGCCATTCCACACGCCGGCGGTGAACCCAGGCGCTCCAGTGAACGCCGTGCCATCTGACTGGCTGGCCGCAATCACCGTCTGCGCGGTGATGGTGCCACCAGCGATATTGAACGCGGGCGTGGCAAAGTCGCCCGTATATGAGCCGCCAATGAGTAGCAGGCAGTTATATGTGCCTGGCAGCAATCCCACCTTCTTGCCTGCGTAGGTGGCGCGCTTTGAGTTGATGGCTGTCAGGGCCCACGGGGAGATCAGCGTGCCTGGATTAGAGTCCGATCCCGTCGTCGAAATGTAGAAGTCAAAACTGCCCGGAGGCGGTGGGCCGCCGCCGCCACCACCGCCCTGCTGCGCAGGGGCCCTGATTGCAATCGCGAGTGCCATTAGACGATCAACCCGGTGCCAGCCAGAATCTGGCCGCCACTCTCTGGGCACACGTATACGTAGCCGGTGAATCCCGACTGCAGCTTCCCCTTGTGGAAGTGAAAGCTGGCGTTGTTGTCTACCAAGGAGTCGATGATCTGTGGCTCCCGAATGGTGCACGTGGACCACGTGGCGCTATTGCCCACGTACACGGCCGCGCAGTTGCCGGTCACCCCGGTGCCGCTCACGTCCGCGTAGGCATCGCAGTAGTAGCGGTAGTTGAGAACCCCGCGATTGCGCGAGTAGTTCCCCATCGCAATGTTGCGGGTGGTCGGGGAAGTCAGATTGTCTGTCTTCCCTGAATAATTCATGATCAGGGAGCCGTTGTCGTACACCCGCATAAAACCGGTGGATCCGGTGTTATTGGTGATGCACATCTCGACTTCGCGCCGAATCCACCCATTTGCCGGGTTGAACGGCATCAAGGCCTGGTTCCAGTTTGTAGTGTTATGCCCGTTGGCGTCGTTCGGGCCCTGGAACATCCCGGCCGCGTAAGCGTCGGTCTGATACTGCGCGGTGGTGTCAGTGTTGTTGTATGGACGGTTGGCGAAGCCACCCGACGTGTAGGTGCTGAATGCGGTGGAGTCGATGTTGACGGTTGCGGTCCACGCCCCGAAGGAACCGCCCACCGCGCTCACAGTCCCATAGAGACCGTTGATCTGCGTCATCCCTGCGACGCTGTTGAACTCCCAGGTCGCCCCCACCGAGAAGGGATTTGCTGCCTGCGCGGTTGACACCGTGATGACCGCGTTGGCGGCCTTAGTGATGCCAGAAATCGCAAAGAAGTTGTTCTGACGCAGACCCCAGTTGGTGTATGTGAAGTCCACGCCCTGAAAGGGCGAATCGCCGTCAGTCCAACAGAGGTCCTTGGTGTTCTGATCTCCCTGCGGGTCAAACACGAATCCGGGATCGAAGCGGTAATACCAGCCGTACCTCAAGCAATATGGGTAGGCCGGCGGCGTGAAGGTGACTGACACCTGCACGTTGTTGTAGGGGTTTGAGGTGTCCTTGTGGCAGCCGGCGAGCATCTTGCTCACGTACGGATGCGGGGCTCCTATCACGTATGAGGACGGCTGGAACGTGAAGAGCTGGTTCTGCATCGCATACACGTCGCCGCCGCCCGGAGCATTGTTGCCTCCGGTCCACTGCGATGAGATCGTGCCCACTGGGTCCGCGCCCAGGTCGCGCACGATAGGCGCGAGGGCTCTGGACTTCGTGCCGAAGCCTGAGCCGCCTACGCTAAACGGCTGTCCGTGGACTAACCCGCCAGCCGGCGCGCGAACTGCGATGACAAGAGGCACTGCTACCCTTACAGGTAGCCTAGGTTCACTGCGACCTGGCCCGTGGCGACTGCGGTCGTGTCGGCGTCAGCCGCTCCGCCCGTGACCGCGATCGCGATGCCGGTGGCGAACGAGAGGCCCGCAGGGATCGGGAGCGTGAAGCCGGCACCCGTGGTGGCGCCGGGGATCATGTACGTCTGGACCGGCACGTCAGTGCCGACCGTCGGAGCCGAGGCCTTGTTGTAGAGCTTCAGGTACGCGACCGTGGCGCCGTTGTTCCCCACATGCGCGAAGCCGATCGAGCCGGCAGAGGCCTTCACTGACTGCGCGTTGGTTGTGTTGGCCGAGATGAGCTTGTACGGGGTCCATCCGCCGTTGAGGTTCGCCTGCGGCGCCACGATGAGCTGGCGGCTCGCGGTGAGGCGCGGGGTGCCAGCGTCACCTGAGGTGAGAGCCGAAATGCCGTCGTTATAGACGCCCATGATCGGCAGGCCGGAGCTCGTGCCGGCCGTGAAGACGCTGTTGTCGGTCTGCGCGGCCACGCCGCCGGCCGCAATGTTCACCTTCAGGTTGCCCGAGCCGTCCACGGCCAGGGGCTTCATGTTGGTGCCGTCAGTGGCTCCAACGGCAGTGGCAGAGGCCGGATACGCGGCGTTGATCGCCGAGCTCGTGCCGCCCGCGGCAGCTCCCGCCTTGATGTTGACGTTCAGGTTGCCATTCACGTCGGTCTGGAGATCCGCGCGCTGGCCGGTGGTGAACGTGGGGGCGCCGGAGTTGTACACACCCGCGACTTTCACCGGGAATCCGCTGTCCGCGACTCCGCTCGCCACGTTGCCATTGACTGGGCTCGTGCCCGTGAGGCTCACTGAGCCGCTGACGGTGACGGAGCCGATCGCGTTGGCGCCCGCCGGGAGGGCCGTCGCTACGGTGACGGGGAGCGGGTTGCCAGATCCCACGCTGACCGGGTCGCTGCCCCCGTTCTGCGTCTGGACGATGACTTCCTGATGCTGGCGCGAGGTTGCGTCCGCGAAGGTCGCTACGTTTGAGCCGCCTGTCCCAACATTAAGTTGGACGCTGGTTTCTGCCATAAATAAGTCCCTTCCTTGGGATCAGCTCAGTTTTGAAACGTGAGCGGCGTAGAGAAGATTGAGGAGAACGTGCCGTTGGACGACGTCACGTCCATTCCGAAGTCGATGTAGGCGACGAGCTCGTCAGCTGACGCCGCGCCCCCGCGGGCGTTGTAGATCACGAGCCCGCGGGCGGTGATCGAGGCGGAACTCCATAGCGGACTCGAGAAGGTCCAGAGCCGACGGTGCGCGGCGTTGTTGGTCGAGCGCGCGAGCACGGTGATGAGACCGCCCGCGGTGTAACCGGAGGCGCCCGTGATCTCACCGGTCACCTGCGAGCGCTTCGTGTGGCCAGACTTGTCGGGCGAATAGGTGTTGTCCACCAGCATCGCCATGAATGTGGCGGTGGACGGGTTGTAGTTGCCCGAATCCAGGTCCGCGAGGAAGCAGTCGTATGCGAATGTGGCCATGTCTTACCCGTAGGTGGATTGGAGGCGGGCCTTCATCGGCTGCCCGGCCTTCTCGGCGCGCTCGTTGGCGACGCGGAGGTCCTCGAGCATCTCGTCTGCCGTGGCCTTCCACATCGGGACGCGCTCGTCGTCCTTGAGGTACTTGGAGGCGGCGTCGAGGGAGCCGTAGAGGTAGATGTCAGGATGATCGGCGAGCAACCAGTTGCGAGTGTTTGCAGACGTGAGCTTCGGCAGCTTCGCGTAGTAAACGATCTCGATCCGGTACTGCGTGTCGGGGAATGGGCCGAGCCGCAGAGAGGCGCCCACGATGTTGTAGCGCGTCGGCACTCCGGGGCTCTGCTGGGCCTGCATACGGTCGATGTCGGACATCGAGGCGTACGACATCGGCTCCTGGGCGCTCGTGGCGTTGATCACGCGTACTCGCACGAGCTGCAGGTAGTCGCCGGGCAGCGGCAGGTACTCGCTGGCAGTGCCGTCGGTGACAGAAGAGAGCGTGTCGGCGTAGGCGCGCAGAACCATCTGTCGCGTGCGCTGCGTGCGCTCCACGCGGGCCTCGAGGAGGCGCACGAAGGTCGGAATCTTGGCGGTGAGCGACTGCCGGTTCAGGAAGTCGGCGATTTCGCCCTTGAGCCCGTCGTAGGTGTCGAGTGCCATCAGACCTTGCCGGTGAAAGTGCGGTACTTGCGGTTGTCAGAGTGGTTTAGCCACTTCCGCATGTAGTCCTGGTCCAGTTGCTTGCCGTGGGCGTACCACTCGGCCAGCACCGTCTGGGGAATGAAAGCGACGTGCTTCCCGTCCCCCCATCTCTTGCCGTCTGTCTCGATGCGCGACCTGTTGGCGGCCTCGAGGAGCGGCTCGATGTCCTGCACGGTCTCGATCGTGGCCGTGTCAGTGTCGTCGTCGTAGTGCCAGTACTTGGTCACGCCGAAGGTGTCGTCGTGCGAAAAGAACCGGCGCTGGACTGTCATTCATGCCCCCATGAAAGAAAGGGGCCCAGGTTTCACCCTGGGCCCCGATTGGCTTACGTCAGGTCAGCCGCGATGCCGTGGGCGGCTTCGTGGTTCACTTTGACGCCCCAGTCCACGAGCAGCAGGCGCTTCTCAGCGTCGCCGGTCTTGGCAAGGGTGATCTGCTGGAACGGACGCAGGAACACGATCTCGATGTACTCAGGATCCAGGAACAGACCCGAGCGGTTGCGCGAGAAGCGGTTCGGTACGATCTGGATCGTGCCGAAGTCGCTCAGGTACGCGTCAGCCGCGCCGATGATGACGGCCGCTTTCGCGCCCGTCTCACGCCGCTGCTGGGCGATGCCCGCGAACCCAGACGCCACCTGCTTCTGCAGGGCGCCGAGCATCAACATCGTCAGGTGGCCACCGCTGGTCCACACCTTCTGCGCCACGTCCTTCAGGATCACTTCCGTGAAGGCCCGCTGCGTGCCGTCTGTCGGCGCCGCATTCGGGTAGCCCTGGGTGCCGCCCGACAGGGTCGAGTTGGCGCCCGCGGCTCCGCGGTTCGTGTTGGTGCGAAGGAAGGTCTCGAAGCTCGCAGTCGTGGAGGCAGTCGCGCCAACCGTGCCGGGTGCGGCAAAGTTGTTCTGGCACGAGATGGACTCCATGTCGCGCTTCAACTCAGCGCTGCGAAGCGCCAGCTGGTAGCTCAACTCGGACTTGCGGCCGGCCTTCTTCACGCGGTCCACACGACCGGACACCAGCACCTGCTTGGTGCTGATCTGGCAGTAGTTGCCCAGACGGGTCGTCGGCACCGCGGCCGGGAAGGCCGTGTAGTCGTTACCGTCGAGCTGCGCGTTGTTGGTCGTCGCTGCCGCGAGGGCATCGTTCTGCCACTCGAAGTAGGTGTTGTCGACAGTTCCGCCCTTGCCCACGTTCGAGATGAACGGGGTCTCTTCGGGCGAGATGCGGTAGATCACGTCCGAGAGCTCTTCTCGGATACCGCGCGCGTCGTACGCGGTGTAGGTATTGGCAATAATGGTCATGGACAGGCCCCTCCTTGGGCCCGCCAGCAGCTAGATACTAGCGCCGGCTAAAGGTTGTCGAGTGTCTCGAAGTAGCCCGCCAAATCCTTGGTGGACCCACTCCGGTTGAAGCGAGTGCGCGCCTGGTCCGTTTTGGACTTAGGCTGTACCGATCCGCCGCCCGGCTTCACCACCCGCGCCGCTTCCTGCTTCTTGCGCAGGCCCGGCCGGGATGCTTCCACCTCGGCCCACTTCGCCGCCATATGGGCGATCATGAGTGCGCGGTGGTCGGTGACAGTCAGCTCGTCGTCTCCAAACCCCACCGACCTCATCACCTTCTGGATCGCCTCGCTCGCGGCTTTCGCCTTGGCGGGCTCCTTCCATTCGGGGAGCTTCTTGATCAGCTCGTTTCGCTGCTCGCCCATGTATTTCTTCATGGCGGCCTGGGCCTCTGCGGCCTGGGCTCCTTGGGTGCGGGCCTCTTCGGCCTTCACCTGCGCGATGCGGGCATTGCTCTGTTGCCAGAGGGCCCACTGCTCAGCGAATTTGTCGGGGGTCTCGGAACGGATCTTTGCCCAGTCCGGCTCAGCTCCCGCCGCGTTCTCGAGCGTGGCTCGAAGTTTCGGCAGGAGGTTGGCGTACTCGGCGCGCTCCTGACGCACACCCACCTGCTCCTGCTCGAAGGCCTTGCGGTCGGTCGAGAGGGCCTGTGTCTTGCGCGTGTAGTCGGACTGGCGGGAGTAACCTGCCAGAAGTTCGCTCAGCGGGACCTGCTCTTCCTTGCCGTCTACTCGGACGGTGAACGCTTGGTCGGCCGGCTGCTTCTGCGGGCTCTCGTCATCTGACTCGGATTCCTCGTCCTCGGTGGGCTCTTCAGCCTCCTCGTCCTCGGTCTCCGTTGCCTCGGCCTCGAGTTCGGCGGGCCTTGCGGCTGCCTCCTCTTCGGTCAGGGCTGGGGTCGCTTCGGCACCGTCTTCCTTGTCCTCAAGAGGGGAAAGCAGCGATTCGAAGGCAGATGCAGCGTCTCTGACGCTCAAACCGGTTGTCTCTGGCGAGACCGTACCGGTGCTGTTCGCATCCATGGATCATTATCTCCTACGGCAGTGGCTCCTGGCGGTTGGCCTTGCTGCGCGTTATCGGAAGGCGATTTTTGCGATCTCTGCGCGCGCGGCGTCGCCGTTCTCCACGCACGCAATTAGGAAGGTTCGGAGGTCTTTAAGGAGGCTCGCCGCGACGTGGCAGCGCTCGCGCTTCTCCACGTCGAGGAAATCGGACAGGCGCCAGGCGCTCATGTACACGTCCTCGACGATCGTGAAGGCTTGCGAGAGATCCGGGTCCTCGAGCAGCTGCTGGGCCTTCTGGCCGCGGCGCGCCGCCTCGCGGAGCTTCACCTCGTCGCGCTCGATCGGCTTTCGAAGGCCGAATTTGACGAGCGCTTCCTTAATCATGCCGTCGTAGCCAGAATCTTCAGCCATCACGTGCCCCCGTCGTCATTTGCGCCCTGTGCGAGCAGCCCGCCGGCCGCGGTGGCGCCGCCGAGCTGTAAAAGCGTGTGTTTGCCCTGAATCAGCTCTTTTAGGGCCTGCGCCTTCGAGATTCCGCGCGCGTTGCCGGTCTTTCCGAGCCGGTCATCGAGCACCTTCATCAGGGCTAGCGGTTTAGAGCCCAGCCCGGTCACTTTCCCCGCTCCCAGCCACAGGGCGGCCTGGGCCTGCGCGGGCGTGAGGCCGAGGTCGGCCGCAAGACGCTTGTTCATGCCCTCGAGGGCTAGGTAGGCGGTCTTTTTGGGCGCGGACTCGAACCATTGCGGCGGGATCTGCTCCCAGGGCACGTTGTGCTCCGCGACGTAGGCGCGCGGATTGAAGGATTTCGGGTCCCAGTCGGCCGGATCCACGAAATCAGGCCGGGAGGCGCCCTTCTCGTCCGCAAGCCTCACACCGATCCACTCCGGGTCCTGCGAGGCGATGCCCATCGCACGCACGTTGTGCGTGTCGACCGTCGCGTACTGTTGGTTTCCCTTCAGGTTCTCCGCGAACGTGTAGCGCTTCGGATTCTCAATCGGATCCAGACCTCCGCCGCTCAGAATGTCCGCAGCGTTGCGGAAGTGAAGCTGCTGGGCCTTGTGGCCATAGCCTGATCCTTTAGCCGGCAGCTCCGTGGGGAGCCCTTGGGCATCCCGCACGTAGTAGTGGGAGGCGATTTTGAGGTTGGCGTCGGTCTTGGCGCCCGCGGACGTGGCGCCCACGAGGTCGATGTACTTGTCGAACTGCGCGTTGCCCTTATCTGCGCCAAGCTCTGTAACGAACTCCTTGCGCAGCTGCTCCATGTTGTACCAACCGACGCCGTCCTCGGTCATGCCCTGCTGGGCCCATCCCTTCAGGCGCTGGTAGGCATCCTCATTGGTGAGCAAGCGCTGCTCACGCTGAGGCACGCCACGCGGCGGATCGTAGCGTGGTATTTCACGCACACGCCCTGGGTCTTGCGAGAGCAGCGAGTAATCAAACATAGGCTGCGCATTCGCCGCCTTCAGCTCGTCTGGGGTCTGCGTCAGCAGGGAGCGCAACGGTGCTGCACGTTCACCAATGGTGGCGGCCCGCACGCCCTTGGGGCCCGGCATCGCCATGCCCGCGATGCCAGCGAGGAGCCCGTAGTTTTCTGGGCTCCCTGCCTGCTGGGTGAACCAATCGTCCACCGGCTTCACGAGTTGCTGCACGGCCGGCGGGTTCATCGCGTAGCCGAGGGCCTCCATGGCCTTCTTGCCCCAGTGGGTCTTGGGCTGCACGGTGAGCGTGTCGGAGAGCGCATCGGCGGCCCGCTTGCTCTCGCCCGGCGTCTCGCCAGTCATGAGCTGCCCCCAGCCCTGGCGCACGAGGCCCGCCAGGCCTCCGGCGGCGCCGGTGACTACAGCGCCCGCGGCGTCGAACGGCGACTCGAGCGTGTCGAGAAGGCCGCCGGGGGCCGGTGGATCAAAGTAGCCCACTACTAGGCCGAAACAGCAGTCGGGTCAGGTTGCATCTGCTCGATCTGCACCGCGGTCTGGTTCTTCTCGCGGGCGATGAGCGCGTCGATCTGCTTCGCGTCGAAGTTGGCGCCGTACTCGGCGTTGATCTGGGCAGCCTGGAGGCGCGAGTTAATCTGGAGCTCCTCGTGGCGGAACTCGTCGTCGAGGATGATCTTCAGCTTGTCCTTGTCGAGCTTGGCGCCCTCGATCTTCACCTGCGCCTCCGCGATCACCTGCTCAGGCGAGGGCTTCGGCGGCTGGATCGTGATGCCCTGCTGCTTGCTGACCGTGGGGTCGCGCCAGTAGCGGTGAGAGTCGCGGACTCCGGCCTCGTTGAGCAGCGACACGAGCCCGTTGTAGTACTCCTGCAGACCACAGAGCGGGTTTTCCACGCCGAGCGTCATCAGGATGTCTTTTTGCGCCGCGGACGTGGCGCCGAGGGCCGCGATCTTCACGTCGCTATTGCCCACGCCGAGGCCCGTGTCGACCACGGCGTGCATGTCGGGGTCCCACTGCAGCGGGTTCACGTTGAACGTGCGCCCGTTGAGGTCGAACTGCATCCGGTTGTTCTGGTGGTCGACCAACAGCCTGAGCACGCCGCGGAACATTCTTGCTACGCCGGCCGCAAACATGCGGGCAGTGAGGTCGACCTGGGCCTGGGCGGCCGTGACAGTCGCCTGCGCCGCCACCGGCGTGGTGGACTGCAGGGCCGCGCCGTCGAGCGCCATGGCGCTGTTGCCCACGCCCGTACGTTGTTCCCTCACCTGGTCGAGTTGGCTGAGAATCGGGAGCGCTTCGCCCCCCGTGAAGGGCACTACGAGCGGCTGCACCATCCCTGGTGCGCGCTGCCGGATGGCGGCGCCAATTTCCGTATTGAGCACGTCGTCCAGGTTCGCCTGGCCCTCGACGTAGGCCATGCGCGGGAAGATTGACTGCTTGAGCGAGTCAAGCATGTCGCGCCACACGTGCGAGTTGATGTTCTGCACGTCCATGATGAAGTCGGCTTGCGAGTTGCCGACCATCACGTGGGGCTCGGGGTCCGGGCACAGCTGCGCCAGCGGCACCTCGTTGAAGATTTTGTTGGAGACGATCTTGCCGTTGATGCCGAGCTTGCAAATCTTGCGCAGCTCGCTGATCCCGTCGCCGTCCTGGTCGATCTGGTAGTAGCACTCGTAGTAGGGGACCATCACCTGCGACCAGGCGCTGTTGGAGGCCTGGCTCTGCACGCCGGAGGGGATCGTCTGGCGGGCTAGATATTCGACGTTGGAGAGGGTATCCACGTCGTCTGCCGTGACATCGTCGAGGTCCGCGGGGCTCACCCCCATCGCGACCAGCTCGCCGCGGCTCTTGCGCGTGCGGTGGGCAATCAAACGGCACCCGTCCACGCCCATGGCATCCCTGCCGAAGAGAATCTCGTCCGGCGGCACGCACGCCACTCTGACCCGGTTCTTCGGCTTGCGGCTCTTGACGCAAATCGAGTACTCAAACACAGGCACCGACATCATCTGCGGCTGCGGGGGCGGCTGGGGCGGCGCCCCAGGCATCTGCGGCGGCATTTGCGGCGGCGGAGCGTTGGGGTCGGGCACCTGCTGCGTCCCAACCTGGTTTTTGCTCTCGATGCTGAGCTCTTCGCCCTTCTCGAGCGTGGCGTGGGTGGCCTGGAGCTGCTCTTCGGTCACGCCGGAGTAGTATTTGGCGGTGATCGTTACCGATTCATCCCACCACCACTTCAGCCAGCCCGATTTCGAGCGCAGCGCGTCCTTGAACGCTCCCCAGAGGACCATGTAGCCCTCGTTCTGCACGCTGAACACGTAATTGACGGTCGCGGTGGCGTCGTCGGCGAACTCCCCGCCCTTCGTGGAGCCGGGGCTGAAGGTGACAACCTGCCGGCTGCCGAAGAATTTCTTCATCAGCGACGGCAAAGTGGCGCGGATGGTGTCGCGCACCACCGGCATCACGACCTGGGAGCGTCCCTGCTCCTCGTCGCCGAATTGCCGAGCGTGGTAGTAGTGAATCGCCAGAGCGCGCAGCGGGCCGAGCTCCGTGTCGATGTATTTGGAGGCGTCCTCGAGGTCTGAACTCAGGGCTGTGTCGACAGCGTCATCGTCCATCGGCCCAAGTTCTTGCTGATCCATTCGGGGGCGCGCTCCAAGGTGTGAGAGGTCGGGGGCCGGGCGCGATTCCTTGCGCTATTCCGGCCCCCTGGGGCGAACGACCAGGCGGGGGCGTGCTCCGGCGACGGTGACGCATCCATGCGAAACCCTACCGGTGCTGGTCAGTGCCTTAGTACTATGATACTTGGCGGCAGAGATGGCAGGCTGTCGCGTTGTGCCACCAGGCAGCCCAGATGCCTATCAGCCTGCCGAGCTCAATCTGGAACTCGATGGTGCGGACGATGTCGGGGAGGTCGTCCATGCTCTTCATACGACCCCCTTGATGCCGCGCTTCAGCGGCTTCGACCAGTCGGACGTGTAGCCGGGTGAGCCAGCGCCGGATGCGGCGTCAGAGGCCAGCGTGAGGAGGAAGCTGTCCGCGTAGTCGGGGGAGTTAAGGCCGCGCTTCTTGAGGTCAGACTTGCTTTCGACCTTTAGCTTTCCGTTTGACAAGAAGCTGTAGCGGGGCACGGCCAGCTCCAGCAGCCCGTCGTCCTTCGGCAGCTTGCAGTCGCGAGCCTCCAGCCACTTCTTCCCCTTGGCCCACAGCTCATCGCGCAGGAGGGCGTACGAGCCGCTGGGGTCGAATGCGGGTGATTCTGAGACGTTGATCCCTCTGACTGGAAGCTTCAGCTCCCGGCATCTGTCAACCACCCCGGCGCCAAGGCCGATCACGTCGACGAGGATCTCTACAGGCCTCTGGCCCACCACGGTGTTGTCGTACTCGTACTTCACGGCGCCGACCAGCTGCATCAAATCGAAATTCCGCCAGTACTTGGGGGGCTCCGGCACTACCTTGCCCCACCGCTTAGTGAGCACGCTCCTGTCTGTGCCGAATCGAGCCACGTCGAGGCCCCAGTACTTCACGCTGCCCGTGTCAGTGGCGATGTCGCGGTCCATGGCCGCGGTGACAAGCTCTAGCGGGATGAGCGTGGCGTCGTCGCGGATTGGGAAGTCACCGAGGACGCGTACCCTGTAAGCGTTCGAGTCCTCGCCGTAGCGAATCGCCATGTCGCTCAGGTAGTCGCGCGCCACACGCTTGGATGTGACGCAGCTCACATGCTTGGTGAGCCAATGGTCCTTCAGCCGGTGGTGAGTATCAAAAAAGAAGCCTGTGATTCGGGTCGGGTTGGAGAACAGAACTGTGCAGCAGTTCTCGCCGCTCATGCTCCCCGATCCGGCCTCGAACACGGAGTCAGCGATGCCGCTGGCTTCGTCGCACACCAGGATGACCCGGCCGAGCTCGCTATGAATCCCTTGGATCGCCTCAGGTGTTTCGGCTCGAGACGTGCGGGCAGACACGAAGAGCTGCTCAGGAGCAGCCACCGAGGCGATGCGGTCGGCGCCCAGCGTGAAGCTCTCGCGCAGGGCATCCGGCAGCATGGCGAACCACATCTTGGTCTCGGCGTAGAGCGCATCGAACAGCTGCGGGCCAGAGGGGGCGGTGAGGATCACCTTGGCGGCACCACCAGTGGTCAGGGCCCACACGGCGATCCAGGCTCCCAGGGCACTCTTGCCTGTTCCGTGCCCCGACCTAACTGAGACCCGGCGCGCACCAGCGGCAATCGCCCTCAACACGTCGGCCTGCCAGTCGTCGGGCTCGACGCCCAGCACGGACTGCACCAGGCCCACGGGGTCCGTAGCGTAGCGGTCGGCGAACTCAACGAATACGTTCGGGGAATTGGTCATAGTACCCTGCTACTGAGGCTGGACGCGGCGAAGCCAGTCGGCGACCAGCTGCACATCTGTCGCGGTGAAGGAACTCTTGATAGAGTTCGCCGCCTTGCTAATGATCACGACGTTCCCCGGCTCATATCCCAGGCTGTTGTCGAGCCGGTCGAATGACGGGGTGATCCTGGGGTCCTTGGTGTGTCCAATGCCGAGGCTGTAGTCGAGCTTCGTCCCCAGGGCGGGGCAATAGTCTGGCCAGGAGATATCGGAGAACTCGAGACTGAAAGGCACGCCCCTGGTCTTTGCTGCACCACGCTTCGAGTAGAATATCCTCTTCTTGGGATTGGCGCGCTCATGTGCCCTGGTCCGAGCCATATGGCATGTCTTGCAGTAGCTTGACAGCCCATCTGTCCTGCCGGGCTGCCGGAAGAAGTTGCTCAGCGATAGATTCCCGGAGCAGTCGCAGCAGACTTTGGTCTTGGGCTCCATGAAAACTAAAACAAAAGATAGTCTGCGGGGGTGCGGGAGAGCCCGCGGCCACCAAACATCGAAGGGGGGGTAAAAGGATCTCCTTTGCCTGGGGCAGGCATCGAACCTGCCTGTTGAATCAATGACTTAGCCTCGACCATCAGCATCGTACCCCTAGTCCTACCCCCAAGCTCGAGGCGATGCACGCTCGAGCGCGCGGGCGCACGAGGCTCGCGGCCCGTGGCGCTGGGCTAGGAGCTGGCTGCTGCCCACGGGTGAACCAACGGGTGAACGCATGGGTGAACATACACATCTACTAGTACACTACTGATCCTGCTACGGACTACACAGCTGGTGTCATAGCTACACACATCATGTGTTAGGTGACACCTGTACATACACAGCATCTATGACATCAGGCTGTCCTATATGGACAGGCTGGCCTAGGCTCTGTGGTGCCGGCAGTGCCTCGTCCTTCCTGATGGTGATGGATGGCCGCGGCCGCTTGGCGAGCTCCCTCAGTGCCTCCAGGTGCAGCCTGGTCTTGTCTGTGTAGTTGAGGTCCACCTGCTGCTTCTGTCCGTAGCGGCCGCTGTTCAAGCGCTCCGCTCTCCACTGCTTGCTCTTCAGTAGCTCGCGTGCCTCGTTGAAGCCTAGCTTGGCTGCCTCCAGCTTATCCTCGATGACTGCCATATCCTCGAGGGCTGTGTCGGCACGCACCAGCTTAGCAGCCTCGTACTCTGAGCCATGGTGCTGCGCGAGATAGCGCATGGTAGTTGGGTAGACCAGGCCATATGCAGAGCATAGGGATCGAAGGTTATCGCCGTCGGCCAGTCGCTCGAGTAGCTCATCGACTCGCTCCTTATCCTCGAGGAAGGCACGCGTGGCCAGGCGCATCACGGCCTTGGCGTCATTGACTGGCATCAGCGGAAGCCCCGCCTACACCACTCCTTGTACGCGAACTCCTCAGCATCACGCTGGATACGCGCACATCGCTGCCAAGTGCTCTCCGGTTGTAGACGCGGCCCACGAGCCCACCGCGCCCAGTCGTGGAACATCTGCCGCTTGTATGCCTGCTGCTCGCTTGAGGCCTTGGCGGCCACGGGATACCAGTTGGTTGGCCGTGGCAAGACGCGCTGGATGAGCGCGAGCTCCTCGCCCCAGTGCCAGCCTTTACTCACAGGTCCACCAGGTTGCCGTCCTGATCCATGTGGGCAGGCGACGTGCCAGCTGGACGGATGGCGTTGTAGATGCCCAGTAGCACTCGGATGATGATCTTGAACTGGTACATGCTCACGACGCCACCTTCTGAGGCTCCGCGAACTTACCGATGATGCGGCCCTTGGTCAGCCAGATCCCGCCGATGATGGCGTCCACGTCAGGCTTGTCGCCTCGCTTGAACAGATGCACGCTGCCCGTGCACCAGTCGCCCATGTAGGTCGCTTCGCGACGCGCAAACAGCACACCGAAGAGATCCGGCGGGCTGAAGTACTCCACCATGTGATCGGCGATACAGGGGTGTGTGTGATAGTCAGCCACGTGCTCGAAGTCAGGCGGCAATCCACCCAAGAGCTCCACGTGGTCACCCTCGAAATCCGTCACCGGAGCAGAGAACGCGTACTCACCCTTGGCGTTGCGCCCTATCAGGCCGCCCCACTCGTACACGCTGGTGCGCTTCTCAGCGATCTGCTTGAACGCAGCGATGGCTGCCTCGTCCTGGGTCTTGTACTTCTCGTACGAGACGGGCTCCAGCACGCCCAGAACGATCCCTGGCCCGAAGATCGCTTCCAGCTGTGCCTGCGTCGCCGACGCAATCTCCTGTGACGTACGATGCGGCTTTTGCGGCGGCGTTGAGCAGCCTGCTACTAGCACGAGACAAAGAGCGAGGAATAGATTCTTCATTTGGACCCCATCGCGGTGTAAAGCGTCTCGAGCGCTAGTTGATCCGTGTCCACCATCTGCTGCTCGAGGAGCGCGATGGTGCGGGCTAATTCCCACGACGGTGATCCCACGTGTGCCTTTACGTTCTTCAACACGAGCGGCAAAAGCCCGAGGATGGCGTGAGCGCGGGCCAGTGCGTTCAGGCCGGTCTTGTTGGTGTCGGAGTCGATGCTCATGCCATCGCCTTCAGCCCACACTTTCGCAGCCGCGCCTCATCTGGTGACAGCTTGGGCGGACCCTCGAACTGAGCCGCCATTGCGTCCAGCTCAGGCGTGATGCGCACCAACGTGATGTTTCTCCCCCAGCCGTCCACGTAGTAGCCCTCGGCGCTTATGGCGCGGCGCAGGACGTCAAGCGAGCGGCTGTATACGTCGGCTGTGTCTTTGTGCATCTTGCGGGAGCGCTCGCGCGCACCCAGCTCGTCTCTCAGCACCCACCTGCAGATACGCTTAATCATCGCGTCACCGTGACCTGAGCGCCGCGCATCACCTCAACGGCGAATGCGTGCGTCTCTTGCATGTCTGAAATCTGCTGCTTGAGGGCGGCGATCTTGGCCGCCTGCTCTTCGTGCCGGTTAGAGAGCGCGGCCATGAGCCCATAGTGGACCTGGAGCCAGTCGTTGAGCCACCAATGGCAGAAGCTTGTGATCATTAGTACATCCCCATCTCGCGCATCAGGCTCTCGCGATCGAGCTTGTCTGGCGCTGCTTCAAAGCCTGTGTCGTACCAGGTGCTCGCGTCGGTGCGCCGGCTGAGCCGCTGCGCTCGAGCGATGCGCCCACGCCTGATGTCGGTGGCAATGATTGCCTGCATCACGTCAGCGTCCACGTTGGCGGACCGGAGCTCGTTGGCTATGAGGCGAGCCTTGATGCTCGCGTCATCCTCACCGCGGGGCGCGAAGTCATGGCGGCCGATGTGTTCGGTGGTCGTGAAGCGTCGGCCACAGAGAGGGCTCAGGCACTGGCGCCGTCGCCGCGTCTGAGCTCCCCTCTGCACTGTCTCCAATACCTCAGTCCGATCCTTGCATTTGGGACACTTCATCTCGCTCTTTCAGGCGTTCGCGCCCGCGGCGACGACAGTGAGAGCAAACACACCAAACAGCAGCCAGAGGCCGATGACGATGAAGAACGGCGCGAGCGCGGTGCCCCAGCCAATCGAGAGGAGCCCGAGGAGCTTCAGCAGCACGAGCAGGCAGCCCAGTGCGATGATCACTCTGCGACCGGCTGAGCAGCCGCCTCGAGTTCACTCACGCGCGCCAGGCGCTCCTGCTTCAGGCGCTCGCTCGTCGGGTTGCCCGAGAGCTCGTTGTCCAGCCACGCCAGATGCGAATCCGTCGAGGCGGGCGATTGCTCGCTCTTCTCCGTCGGTTTCTCGGAAGTGGTGGTCGACTTCGTCTCCGTCGTCTCGTCCGTCACTGTCAGTCTCCTCGTCGGTGATGTTGGCCGAGGGCTTGTTCTGCCCCAGGATCTCTCTCAGGATGTCGACGAGCTCCTTGAGCTCGCCTGCGTCGATCTGTGTGTCGCCCTTCGCCTCGTGGAAGAACACCACGGCGTTGATCTTCAGCCAGGTGTAGTAGAGGTCGGCGTAGAAGGCCTCGAAAGCGCCCCGGATTTGCTTGCTCTTTATTGGCTGGATGCGGTCGATCGCATAAGAGCGCGACAGCGAGCGCAGCGTCTTGTCGTCGGAGTAGTCGACCTCTTCGCCGCGGATGGTGAGCTTCATGCTGCTATTGCCTCGGTTATTTGAGCGACCGCAGTGGGAAGCCAGTCGCGCTTCGGCACGTATCGCAGGACGCGCCAGCCGTCGAGCGTGGCGAGGTTGTACTTCTCGCAATCAGCTGCGTAGCCGTAACCACGCGTATGCCGGCCGCCTGTAAAAACGCCGCCTTCGACTTCCACGGCCAGATGAAGAGCAGGCCAGGCGAAATCGAACCTAAAGCGACGCGTAGCATGGAAGCGGTGCTCCTCGATCCACTCAGGGAGCCTGGCGTGCCGTAGGGCGTCGGCGAGCAGCGTCTCCGGCTTTGAGCGTTTCGGCCTTGAGGGCTTGCCACTCGCGGCGGGCGCGGGCGAGGTTGGGAGCCGGCTCCCAGGTGACGAGCTGGGCGCGTACACCGCTCCACCGCTCCCAGCCACCGTGATCGTTACCTCTGACTTGTAGGGCCGTGAGCCTGGCTCCAAAACGCGCACGAAGCGTGTCCATGACTTCGAGGAGCGCCGGCTCCGCTTCCCCGATGAGCTCCCTGATTTGCGCGGCATTAGGTTTCGTCTCCACCGGTCAGTAGCTTACTACTAATCACTACTGAGCTGCGGTTAGCTCCTGCCTCCGCGAGTAGCTCCCTGATCTGGCCAACAACTGCCGCGCGCTGCTCTAGCTCCTCGATGTAGTTGAGCACGTCGTACAGGATCGTCTCCTGCGTGGCGTTGTCCACGATCCAGAAACGCGAGAGCTCAGCGGCCAGCCGCAGATTCTTCACGTGGCCCCCTGATCTGCTATCACCGCCTCGGCTCGCAGGATGTCACCCTGGATGGCGCCCACGCAGTGGTGAGGATTGTTTCCCATGATCAGGTTGATGATCGGCGCGAATATCTTCCCGCGGATCTTGCCCTGCTGATAGGCAGAGCCGGCGCGGCCCGAGAGCGTCTCGCCAGGCTTGCCGCCGCAGATGGCGCTCACGAACATGTCCAAGCCTAGCGCCACGTTGAGTAGGTAGAGCTTCATGCAGGTTCTCCTATTGACTCGAGCCACTGTTGTGTGGATTCGGTGTTGGGTCGGTACTCACGCCGCTTCACGCGGTGGTAGGCGATGTCGCGGGACTTGATCCAGCGCAGCGTGGAGATAGAGGGGTCAATGCCGCCGAATCGCTGCACGTGGGAGGACCAGTTGCGGGGCGGCCACTCGCCGAAGCGCTCCTTGTACTTCATCGCGGAGTAGCCAGGCTTGTAGGCCTTCATCTCTCCGTAGCCGGCGAGTTCCAGGTAGAAGTTGCGCCGCTGGTTCTCCGTCAGCAGCGAGGCCCTGCGTGGTCCCACCTCAGAGAGCTCTCCTTCGCCGACGGTGACCACTCGAGCACGCGGGGCGAAATAATATCCACACGAGGGGCAGGTGTTGGAGCCGGCCCACACGCACTTGCAGTCGGGGCAGGTGAGCTTCTTGATCTCGTCTTTCGGCTTGGCCGCGGCGGCTTCGGCGGTGCGCTTCTCGTCGATCGCGTACTTGCCGTGAAGGGTCCAGTAGCGGTCATCCGTGGCGAACCCGTGGCGATGCACATTGCCCGCGTGATCGAGTACCAGGCAGTCCGACTTTCCCGCAGTGGGGCGGAGTCCTCGTCCGAGCATCTGGAGATAAAGTCCGAGAGACTTCGTAGGGCGCGCAAAGACGACGCAGTCGAGCTCCGGGAGGTCGAAGCCGATACTGGCGAGGGTGCAGTTGGTGAGTACTTGCGTGCGGCCATTCGAGAACCTCTCAAAGATTGCTTCACGAGCGTGCTGGGGCGTGTTGGCATCGACATGCTCAGCGGCTACGCCCTCGGACAGGAACTGCTGCGCTAGCGCCACGGAGTGCGGGATCTTGGTCGCGAACACCACCGTCCTGCGGCCAGCCGCGTACTTGAGCCAGTGCTCCACGATGTCACCGGTGAGCTGCGGGCGATTCATCACGCCCTCGAGCTCACCCAGGTTGTAGTCACCGCCGAGCGTGTGGACTGCCTTGAGGTCAGGCTCGCTCACGCTGAAGTAGCGGGCGGGGACCAGGAAGCCCGCGTCAGTCAGTTCTCTGACGGACGCCACCTCGATGAGCTCGTCGTACACGCGCCCCAGCGCCTTACCATCAGAGCGGCAGGGTGTGGCGGTGAGGCCAATGATCTGTGCGTCCGGCCAAAGGCCCAACAACGCAGCCCGCGTGTCAGTGAGACCCACGTGGGCCTCGTCCACGATGATCCTATCAAACGGCGCAAGCTCAATCCGCTTGCGTCGGAGCACGCGGGAAATAAGCGTGTCCACGCTCCCCACCTGCACGTTCGAGTACAGGTTGGTGCGGTTGTCACCAGCAAGAATCACTCCATACTTCACGCCAACGTCGTCGAGCTTCCTGCAGGTCTGGTGGATCAGCTCCCGGCGCGGAGCCAAGAACAACGTGCGGCTGTCGCCGCCCCGGCGGATGATCTCGGCGGCAATGACAGTCTTCCCAGAACCAGTTGGGGCGACCAGCAGAGGCGCCCTCACGTTCATGAACCGCATCTGGTCGACGCGGTCCACCGCGGCCTCCTGGTAGGGGCGTAGCTGGATCACCGGCCACTGACGAGCACGATGCCGGCGACGAGCACGGCGACCCATCCCAGGGCGGCGAACACGCCGACCACCACGCCTGCCACCACGCGCGTGATGGACAGCGCCACCTCTCGAGCGCGGCGGGTCACTTCGGGCTCCCGACGCAGCCGGCGAAGCGCTTGTGGGCGGCCTCCTCTGCCTCGGCCAGCACCACATCCACGCTGCGCCGGAAGGCGCCGTCGGTGGCGAGCTCTTTGCCGGCGACGTGACCGTTGGCGTCCGGCGCTGGCAAATAGTAGAAGTCCCATGGAGTCTTCGGCTTGGGAGGATTCTTGCCCTGGTCCGCCTCGATCGTCAGCTGCAGCAGCGCGCACAATCTCCACACTGCCTTCGCCAGGTGGTAGGTGCCATCCTCGTCTTTTACGTTGCCCTGCTGGTGGTCAATCATGTGGCGCATGACCTTGTTGGCGTGGTCGGTCGAGACTCCCCGCTCCCACCGCAGCGCTCCGCCCAGGGCGTGCTGCTTGTTGCCGAGCAATGACACTGCAGCCACGGCCGCGGGCACGTCGGGGAAGTAGGCGATGAATCCATCCCACACAGGCAGCGCGTTGCGCGCGTCGCGATCAGTTGGCAGCGTCATTTGTGTTCCCAAAGCGAAGTCCGTTAAACCAGCGTCTCAACACGTAGCTGCGGACCAGCGAGATGACCGTGTAGAGCAGGCCGATGATGAAGTTCTTGCCGGCCGTTAGACCGTGGAATCCGAAGAGCGGCAGGATCAGCATGTTCGCGCTGAAATTCACGCAGAAGCCCACCGCGATGTTCGCGGCGGCCTCGGCGAGAGAGCCGCTCTTCGTTTGGCTCATATAAGCTCGAGGCTGAGCCGTTCCTCGACGAAGCTATCCACGTCCCGTTCCACGGATTCGTAGAAGTCGTTCGCATCCTGGGCGAGGACCTGGTCGATCGAGTGGTACACCGCGTGCGCGGCCGGGTACTTCACGAAGCTCACTC